ACTTGCTGAAACAATGAGCGACACCGAACAAGAACAAAACAGAGCCGAGGCACGCCGTTGGAAATTTGACGGCACCGTGAACCTCGGGCACGTCCTCACTGCTGCCGTGATGCTCATTGGCGGACTTGGCGTGTGGACGCAGGGGCGAGAGGTGATGATTCGACAGGATGCTCGTCTGGCATTGGTGGAAACCACGATGGCTGAGGTAAAATCCAATCTGTCCAAAATCTCCGAGTCGCAGCAGCTCTCAATCCGCACGCAGGATAAATTGGCGGCGACGCTGGAGGCTATCAGCCGGAAGCCGTGAACCGAACCCTCTACATCATCCTCGCCATCATCGCGGCGCTCTGCATGTTCACCGGCTGTGCCACTAAACGCCACGGCAACGAGACTGCCCCACTCGTGCGGCACCTCACTACCGCCACGGCTGCGACTGCACGGGCACGTAGGGACGGCAAGGAAGTGAAGCGCATCCTCTCCCGCGTGGACTACAAGGCCGGGAGGATTCTCCGGCTGCTGGAGGACGAACCGTGAGGCCGTGCCTGCCGTTGCTCATGCTGTGGGTGTTGCTGGCGATGGCGAACTCGCAGACTGTCCCCACGGCGCGCCCCGTTACCGACGGTAAGACGCGCACGGAGATCGTGAAGCTGGTGAAGCAGATGCAGGTGTTATTCCACGAAGCGCAGGCGCAGACGGACTCCGTGCTCGCACAACTCGCCATCCTCACGACCGCCCACGCTGCTGCACTCGTGGAGACGCAGGCCGTGCAGGGCACGCTCGACACACGCACATGGGAGCGGGACAAGGCGCGGCTGGATGCGGCGAATCAGGCGAAAGCGAAGTGGATGTGGTTCTCTGCATTCAGCCTGACGGCCATCGGGTTTGCAGCCTTTGCATATTTCAAACGATAACCCCATGAAAGCCTTCCTCTCCCGATTGCTCAAAACGCTGGCGATGAACTTCGCCTCACGGAAATTCTTGATGACCCTGTTCGCCATCTGGACGGAATGGGGGCTGTATTGGGCGACCGTGAGAACCCTCTACACGTTCACCACACCGGAGCAACTGACCGCCTTCGTTTCGATCACTCAACACTTCCAGTGGGCCGTCACGACGATGTTGTTGGCCTATCTCGGAATCCAGACGGCGGAGAATTTCTCCAACGCGGCGGCGGCGAAGTTTGAGAGTGTCGCGCATAATTTCGCATCGAGCACCAAGAGCGAGGTGAAGACCGAAAACGTGCAACGCATCGTCCATGAGTGCGCCGAGCGATACAAGGACGACCCGAGCTACGCGCCGATCAAGAAAGACACCGAGGAGAAGTTCCGATGAACTGGCCCACCGAAGCACAGTGCCCGAAGTTCTACGGGAAGATGGGCGAGAACCAGACGCAGATCGTCCTGCCTTACCCGATGGTGCTCGACTGGGCACCCGGCACGCGCATCACCGAGATGACGTGCCACGAGAAGGTGGCGGATGCGATGCTGCGGGTGTTCACGAAGCTGAAAGGCGAATACGGCGAGGAGAAGCTGCGCGAGCTTGGGATCGATCAGTTCGGTGGCTGCCTGAACGTGCGGCTCAAGCGCGGGAGCAAAAGCTCGTGGTCAATCCACTCATGGGGGTGCGCCGTGGATCTTGATCCTGACCGCAATCAGTTGCGATGGGACATGAAGCGGGCGCAATTCGGGAAACCCGAATACATTCCAATGTGGAAGATCATCGAGGGCGAGGGGGCGGTGAGTCTCGGACGCGCGAGAGGATTTGACCCGATGCATTGGCAGTTTGCCCGGCTATGAACTTCGCCGCCGCAATGGGCATCCTCGCGGTGTTCATCTTGGCTGGAATCGTCGTGCTCTGCGCCACGCTTGGCGGGAAAAAATAGAAATCCGAACCATGAACAAAACACTGCCGGCGGCATTCAACAGCGGGGGAGTCGAGGGAAATCACTACTACCTGAACAACAAGGAGACCCGGAGGAAGCTGCGCGAATGGGAGAAGCGCAGGCCGAACGGCAAGCCGCACACCGCCGGCGTTCCGCGCGGGAAATTCGGATCGATCAACCCGGGGTAACGACCGCGAAAGATTTTGCTTGCCATCCGCGAATGCGATGAAGCAGGCGGCGGATCGCAATGGAAAACACAGCACCAGCGGAGGTCACAGATCCCGCAAGCGCAGCAGCGACAGCAACGCCCGCGGAAACGCAGGCGACTCCAACCGCGACCGGCGACCCCTTCGACGACGTTCTTGCACAGCAAGAGGCGGAGTTGGCGAGGATGCAGGCCGCGAACCAGCCGGAAACCGAAGCAGTTCCCGCAGCGACCGCGACCGAACCGGAACCGCAGGCAGGCGAAACCACGCCGCCCGCGGACCCGAAATCGGATCGCATCCTGCCAAACCGCGTCTCCACCGCACAGTTCAGCGACACCGAGCAGCAAGCGATTGCGCTCGGCAAGGCGCTGAAGGATGCAGGGGAGACGGTGCCAAGCCTGAAGGAGCGCATCGAGATTATCGAAGCGCGCCAGCAGAAGCAGGCGCCCGTAGCCACACCAGACCCCGAACCCGAACCACAGCACGGCGACGCGCTGACGGAACTGGACGAGAAGCTGAATGCGGCGATGGACCGGCGAAAGGAACTCGCGAAGTCACTCGGCACCGAGGAACTGGAGGAGGCCAAGGACGAGATCGAGCAACTGAGGCAGCAGAAGGCGGCCGTTGAATCGCAGCAGGCGAAAGCCGCCGCGGAAAAACAGGACGCATTCGCCACAGAACGCTCGAACTCAATCAAGGCCGCGAAGGGGCAATTCCCTTCATCCACTGATCCGAAGTCCGAACTGGCACAAGCCATCGCTGCACGCATCGAGTCGATCGCCAAAGATCCCGCTCGCAGTGTTCTCCTGAGTGATCCGAAGGCTCCCGAAGTCATCGCCGCCGAAGCCGCCATGCAACTGGCGAAACTGCGCGCCGCCGACAACGGAACCTCGGTCGCCAAGGAACTCGCCGCGCTCATGGAGTCGGACGCCCCCGCGCAAGCGGCAGCGACCGCAACCCAACCGACGCCGCAAGTCCGCAAGCCCACGACCGCAGGAGGGGCCGCGAGCATACCGCCCGCGACACCGCCCGCGCCAAAGGCCCTCTCGCTCGCAGAAGCCGCAAACATGAGTCTCGCAGACCTGGAGAAGCTATCACCCACTCCGGGGAACTCGGGATACGTGCTGCGCAGGTAGTCCACCAACAACCCAACCCAAATCTCACATCTCTAATCCAATGAAAAATCGCAATATCTTCCGGCTGCTCTTCGTGGCCGCACTCGCATTCGTCTCCGGCCCGCTGGCTCTCGCCGCGCTGTTCGGATTCCTCACTGTCCCGGCGCTCGGCACGAGCTACCCGGTAGCCAACGCCACCACCAAGGGCGACCTCACCACGCAGAACGCCAATCTCGAACAGGAGATTTGGGCGCTCAAGGTCGTGAAGGGCGCGGACGCCGCATACCAGGACAATCCGCTCGCGGATGGATTCATGGGTGAAGGCGACGCAGGCAAGGCCATCGTCAAAATCACCGACACCGAGAAGGTGTCCGGCTCCACCGTGCATGTCACGACCTACGGCGGCTTCGGCGGCCCCGGCGTGCAGGGCGCGGGCGTCCGCACCGGTTCGGCCAACAAGATTCAGGCCGGCTCGTTCGACGTGAAGATCGGTCGCCAGTGGTTCGGCGTGGGCTACCAGAGCGTCGCCCGCGATGAAACGATGGTCGGCGGTCGTCTCGACGGCATGATCAAGCAGGGCCTGAGCCAGCAGCACGCCATCAAGAACAACGACGATATGCTCCGCCTCATGATCGCGAAGTCTGAGGCGTCCAGCCGGAACAAGATGTTCACGGTGGGCGGCCCTTCGACCATCGCGACGATCAAGACGGCGCACTACATGGACACCGCGACGATCGGCAACACGCGGAACATCCTCACCAGCAACGGCGCGCTTCCGATGGCGACCGGCGCGATGGACTCCGGCGGCAGCCGCGTGAAGAACTACATGGTCTTCGGCACGCACTACGCGCTGAGCCATCTCAAGAGCGAAAGCGACTACCTCGCCGGCATCCGCCTGGCGGGTGAGCGCGGGGACAAGAACCCGCAGTTCAAGGGCAACTTCGTGGATTGGGACGGCGTGGGAATCTACCGCTGGGACCAGCTCGATCACGGGAACTGGGGACCGATTGGATCCCTTCTCGCCCCGCGCCTCTACCTCGGAGCGGCACTCGCCCCGACGTTCAGCGGCACCACGGTCAATGGCGGCACCATCGCCGTGAAGGGCGGCGGCAGCGCGGCGGCGGCAGCAGTCACGCCCGCCCCTGAGTACACCCGCTACTTCAGCAACGCCCCGTGGACCTACCACTGGGGCGCCACCATCGCCGCGGACACCGCCACGCTGCGCTACATCCTCGTCATCAACCCCTCGACGGGCGTGTGGGGCGTGTTCGGCTTCAAGGTCAACACCGGCCTCGAAATCACCCTGTTCAGCAAGGTCGTGCTCGGCCTCACCGGGGAAACCACTGATTGGGCATTCCCGATCGGCTCCCTCGTGGTCGAGTGCAACATCCTCGGCACCCCGTTCGGTCGCTCGCTCGGCCTCGGCGCGGAAGCCCTTATCTGCGGCGTCGGCACGATCAACGGCTCGAAAGTGAGCCCGCAGTTCGGCAAGCGCACCGAGGAGCACCTGAATCATGACATGGATCATGAAATCGGTGCGGAGAAGGTGTGGGGCGCGGCCCTTGTGGAGCGTTCTGACGGTGTGTGCCCCGGCTTCGTGGTCTCGTGCCACGCACTGCCTGTGCCCGGCGCTCCCGTCATCGCCTAGTTTGTGTGGTTCATAGCCGGCCCCGGCGGAGCGTCATGTCTCCGCCGGGGCGCAGTCTTTCAATTTTCAATCCTCTATGTCTGCCAAAATCAAACTCGTCACCTACGGAACCGCACGCAACGTCATGCCCTCTTTGCAGGGAAGGAGCGGCAGGGTCTATGACCGCGCCCACTTCCACGAGAAGGACATGCGACACCAGACGGCAGAGTTCGACCTGGACGAGTTCCAGAATACGATCCTGCCCGACATCGCGAAGCATCCGAACGTGATCAAGTGGTGGCCGGTGGTCGCGGTGGCCGAATCCGGCGACGACGTGAAGCGGCTGACGGAGGAACTTGCGGCGGCGAAAGCGGAGATCGCGCGCCTGAAATCGGAGATCGCGCGCCTGAAATCCGAGCAGACAAACACCCGGACGCCGGATGCCTTTACCGGACTCGTGAACGCGACCGGAGCCAACGAGCCCGCCGCGCAAGCCGCGCGTCCGCTGGCCGAACTCGGACACCGCGAGCTTCGCGCGATGATGAAGGAGCGCGGAATCCCGCTGATCGGAAACCCGAACAAGGACGACATGATCGCCCTTCTCAGCGCGCCGAAACCCGATGCCGCGCCCGCTGACGACATCGAGACGTAGCAACCCCCCGGATCACCCCGATGACGATCCACACGCTCGCCAAGCAACTGATGCGGGATCTCGGCCTGCGCACGCTCACCCCGGCTGGCGCGACCGACAACAGCGACACCCGCGGGCCTTCGCCGGGCGACCTAGACTCCATCTGCGCGGCCATCAACGGCGCGTATGTCGAGCTTTGGGACCGGAGCCCGAGCGCCATGTTCGAGCGGCGCACCGGTGCCGTTCTGCGGGCGCCCACGGCAGTCACCGTGAGCTGCACGCAATACTCGAACACGATCAGCATCACATCCGGCTACGCCTCATGGATGCTCGGCTGCACCATCGTCTTCGCGAGCGGCGACACGCAGGACAACGAAATCCTCGAATCCAGCACGCAGCTTCTCCGCCCGTTCCTCGGCGCGACCGGCAGCTACTCGGCCACGGTCTATTGCGACGCCATCCAGCTTCCGAGCACGGACATGGTGATCCTCGACCCGGTGGAGATCCGCGGGCAGCGCGTGCTCTTGCCGGCATCGAGCTGGGAGGAGCTTCAGAGATATGCCGGCGTGATCCGAACCATGCACGGCTGGAACAGCGTCGGCTACGGCAGCGCGGCGATGAACAAACTGAGCGGACAGCCAGTTTCCTACTTTGTGGACACCCGGTATGAGCAGACCGGCACGGCGACGCGCACGACCTACCTGCGAATCGGGCCGATGCCGTCGGCGGACTACCCGCTCGACTACCGGCTGCTGGCGACACCGCCCGTCGTCACGGCGGACGACATTGACAACGGGGATCACACGACCGACCCGGGCACGGATACCGTAGTCTGGTTCCCTGAACTCACGATTTACGCGGTGGCGCGGCAGCATCTCAGCGGCGACCCTCTTTTCACGAACATCGCCGGGCGCGCGGAGATTTTCCGGCAGTATGAACTCGCGATCAAGTCGCTCCAGAATGCCAAACCGCAGGGAGCAAGCCAACAGGCGGCGAACTACACGCCGCCGTTCCGGGGGCGGCGTCGCGGCGCCGGATACCTCTATTGAGCCTCGGGGCGCGCAGGGACTACGGACTTTCGCAGGCGCAGAATCGGCTGCTTGAGCCATCCACGATCTACCCGACGGCCAACGTCCGGGATCTCGTGCTCGTGGAGGACGTGCTGCTCGACGCCGGTTACACCCCGGTTCTCATTGGTACGCCACGGAAGGGCGCGAGCAACTACCGCCTCGTCTCGCAGAAAGAGGCGGATGGCGACGGAGACAAGCAATACATGCGGCGGGTGTGGGCCACGTCGCAGAACGCGCAGGAGGCGCACAACCTTTCCCTGAAGTATCTGGAGGGCGGCCACGCCGCGCCGACATACATCCGCAAGTACACGATCCTCAAGAGCGCCTACGCCGCGCTCACGGCCGGCACGCCGCTCACGGCGGTCATCGGCATCGCGCTCACCGCGGGCGGCAGCGGCTACCTGACAGCCCCCACGGTGACATTCAGCGGGGGATCGGGCACCGGGGCGGCGGCGATCGCGCAGATTCGCGACGGGGCCGTGGTCGCGCTTTTGCTCACGGCGGAGGGCACCGGATACGTCACGACGCCCACGGTCGCATTCAGTGGCGGCGGCGGCACGGGCGCGACGGCAACGGCATCCATCCAGGACCAGACCGCGATCCTGATCGACCAAGAGGCAGTGCCCGAGCAGGGCGAGATGGGGAACCTTTTCTACTCAGTCACGCGCGTATGGCAGACGCTACCGGGGCCGGCGACGATCCGCTACGAGATCGACGGAGAGACGCAGACCGACGTTTCCGTGACGAAGCAGATGGTGGCGAAGCCGTCCGCGCCCTACACGCAAGTCGCCGGATCGGACATCATCTATCAGCCGATTTCCTCGGTTCACGGATGGAAAATCACGAGCACGCTGCTGAACTTCGCTGGCATCTCCATCACGAAAAAGAGCACGATTCAAATCCGCTATCCGTCCGTGGTGACTGGATCGCCGTCCTGCACTCACTTTGCAGGCAAAGACGGATCGGTGATCGTGGATCTGAATTGGCCGATTATCTCGGGAGGCTCGCGGCAGGCCAACGCCACGACGACGTTCTCCTACGGGGCTGCGCCAAGCCAAGACTCTGCGAACGCCTACTTCACCCCGGAGACAAAAGACCTGATTTTCAGCGGCCTGTTCTACAACGTCAATTTGCGCGGTGTGGCGGTGAACGGAACCGTGAAGGTGCCGGATTTCACCACCGCAAGCAATAACAAGAAGTGGGGCTACGTCGCCTGTGTCGGCCCGACATGGACGGGGACGAGTGGCGCGAGCGCGTTCCTGTCCGCTGTGTCCAATATCACCTACTCCTGCGACATTCAGAACTGGAAATACAACCTCAAGCGCAAGGCGCTCACAACCGTCACCGGATAATGCCTGAATCGCCCGACATTCCAGAGGAGGTCATCGCGAGAATCCGCGATGTCATACCATACTCCCCTCCGGTGCAACAGCCGGAACCCGACCGCAACGAGCCGATGCCGTATCAGCGCCCGGATGGAAAGGATCTGATTGACGGCGAGGACGAGCGCGGCTTTGCCGTGACGCCCGTTCCAAAGAGCACTTCCGGCACCATCGGCAGCTTCGTCGGCCAGGTCTCAGTGTCCCCGGACACGCTGCTGAACGACTTCCCGACCGACATGGACGGGCAGACGCCGAAGATTCTCAGCGTCAGTGACGCGACGGAGATTTACGCACACGCCACGGTGGACGGAGCCGGGGTGGTGACAGCGCGGGCCATCGTCGCGGGCGCATCCGTGCCAGCCGACGACCCGAAGACGGGGGATTTCTATTGGCACTTGGCGAGCGTGACGATGGCGACCGATGGCGCGGATAACGTGCCCGTGATCACCGTGGATCAACACCGATGGGGGCCGATTGAGGAATTGCAGCGATACTTCCGGGAGTTCCACATTCAGCCATCCGGCGCATATCGCGCGGTGGTGTACAACGGCACGCTGTTCGGGCAACTGCCGACCGGGTTCTCGGTGGACAATAACCCGTTCTTCGAGCTGACCGGACTCGCGAGCGGGGATAAAATCTATGCGGCGATCACGTGGGATAGGCGCGTGCTGGCGAATGGAAATATCGTCGGCACGATCACCTCGCGCACCATCGCGAAGGCGGCAGCAGTGCCGTCGAATAACGAGCTGACTGCGACGCGATACTACCTGCTTGCGACCGTCACTCTCGGTGCTGGAAACATTCCCGTCATTGCGCAAAGCCGATGGGGGCCGATTGACGATCTGCCGGGGACTGCATCGAACCCCTATCTCATGCCGCCGTCGCCGGGGACGCAAACCACCGCGCAAACAGACTATTGGAATTTGACTGAGACGGGAAAGGGCAAGGACACAGGAGCGGCAAATCTCGCGCCGACTTACGACTCTGTGCAGTTGAACAAAACGGGCTTTGTGCGGTTTGTCACCGACGACGGCGATCTGAAAGCATTCGTCCGCCCGGCCACAATCAACTCCATCGGGCAGATAACACTCGCAGGCCCGGAAGACCTTGCCGTGGACTTCCCGTCGCTGACGCTGGAGTTCGGAACGCTCGGCTACACCGGAGGCACTCCCGGCGGCACCATCACCGGCACATGGAACGATGGCTTCACCTTAGACCTCCTGCTGCCCTACACGGTTTTCGGAACCCCGGTGACACTCTCGCCGGGATCGTCGGTCAGCGTGAGCGGACAGGGAATCACAGGCGACCCGCTGATATTCAGCATCCCAAGGGGTGACGTAGGGGAGACTGGGCCGACTGGGCCGACCGGGGCCACCGGAGCGACGGGGCCGACTGGGCCGGCAGGTGGGCCGCTCTCGATGCACACCATCGGCGGCTCCAACTTCGACGGGACTCAGGATGTGACCAGCTTCCCGGTGCCGGGGCCAATCGGCGGGACGACGCCGGACACGATTGCGGGGACGACGGGGACGTTTGATTCCACGCTGACAGTTGGTGCCCACAGCAGCGCAGGCACGATCAACGTCAAGAACTCCAGTGGCACCACCACAGCGTCCATTGACGGCAGCGACGGCTCTGCCCAGTTCGGATATAACGGCGGGAATATAGGGTTGATGATTGACCAATCCGGCAACATCACCACTAACAATAATGCCGACGCAACCTTACACGCCTTCATCGCGGAGGACAGTGTCAGCGCCGCTAATGGTGCAGTTACCCTCGGAGCTAACACAGGCACCGACGCATGGATTCACAGCGATGGCACCGCCTCGTTCGCGAGTGGTGGCTTGGAGATCGACCAATACGGCAACATCACTACCAACAACAACGCCTCGGCGGACTTGTACGATCTCACTGCATCCAACACAATCAACTCTGCTGAAGGAGGCACGCTTGGTAGTGCAGGGGTGAGCTTCAAGAGCCTCCGACACGGCACAACCGGCGCAATGGTGGCGGGCGTGGTGACCGTGACCGACGGTGCCTGCACCGCAAACACGCGTTACTTCTTCACCGTCCACACCATCGGCACCGTGGCGAATCCATCAACATACCGCGTGACGACGCGCACCACAAACACGTCGTTCGTCGTCACGGCATCTGACTTGACAGACACGAGCACGCTGGACTGGTTTGCCATCGAACCTTGATCAACCCGTAGTGACATCCGCCCGCCCCGAATCGTCTTGCACCGAACCGCGCCCGGCCATAAAACGGCAGCAATGTCACCGGACGACCTCAGATCATTGACCGCGAAGGGCTACGTCCGCGGGGAGGACGGCGTGTGGAGCAGACCGGATTCCGAGCGTCGGCCGGGCGCGCCGGCAGTGTCCGAAGTGGAAAAGCTTGCAAAGGCGTGCGGCCCGAAGGTGAGCCCGCTCGTGCGGAAGTTCGAGGAAATCTGGCGCAGGCTGCAAGGCCCGCACCTGACGCCCGAGCACCGATTCATGAAGGAGCGGAAGTTTCGCTTCGACTTCGCGCACCTGGTCGCGCACGTCGCCGTCGAATTAGAGGGCGGCATCCACTCAGGCGGACGGCACAATCGGGCGAGCGGCTTCAAGAAGGACTGCGAGAAATACAACTTTGCCGCGCGCGACGGCTGGATCCTTTTCCGGCTCTGCACAGGAATGGTCACGGACGCGAACGTGATCCCGATCATCGCGGTCATCCGCCGCAAACTTTCCGAATCATGAACAAACCATCCAAGATCAAGATCGACGTCTCGAAAATCCTAAAGGAGCACCTTTTCAAAGGACAGAAGGGCACCTACCTCGACTGCGCCATCTGGCCCAACAAGAACGGCACGGGCGAATACGGCGACACGCACTACATCACGCAGGAGATTTCCAAGGAGGCGCGCGACCGCGGCGAGAGGGGCGCGATCATCGGGAGCCTCACATGGATCGAGGAACCGAAAGCCGCGCCCGCCCCGAGGCCGTCGCAGCCGCAGCGTCCGACGCCGCCCGACGATCCCGATGCGCGGGGTGATGATGTGCCGTTCTAAAAAAGCGCCACCAAAAAATAATTTCACCCGCGATTTCCGCGCAGCACGCAGGGAACAAACAACTTACGAGGTCAAGCAGAATCTCAAAAAAAGATTTCTGTTGCCAGATTGGGACATTTGGGGCCAAGTGTGCGGCATGACAAAAGCAGACGATTACAGGGCGCGCATTCCGAAAAGGCTGCTCGCCAAGATCAAAAGAAAGGCACGCGAGGCCCGAAGAACCATCCCGAGCGAAATCATTCTCGCCATCGAGAAGCACGTCGCCTGAAAAAAATAACTGCCATGTTCACGAAAGGAACCAAATGACCACCGCGCCCATCTGGAAGCAGTTCAATGACTGCAAAACAATCGCTGACGCCGTGCGCGTGTCACACGCAATCTTTCAGGCCGTGGCCGACAACGGATTCTTCCGCGGTGAACCACTCGCTACTGTGCCGCGCCCGATTCGTCGCCCCGATGATTTGAAGGGGTGGAAGAAGAAAGTGCTGAAATGGACGCGCACGCTGCCCGCCTCCCTCCTCGCTCACTTCAAGCAAATCCACACACTCACAAAATGAACCCGCTATCACCACTCTGGAACCGCGCCCGAATCGCCATCGCGCTCGGTGCCGTCCTCGCCATCGTCGTCGCAACTCAAATCCTCGTGAACCGCAAATGACTCTCGCCGACGCCGAAATCAAAACCGGACTCCAAGGCCGCGAAGTGCCGAGGATCGACCGGGAGAAGTTTAGCATGGGGCCAGCGCAGGCCGACCGCTTCAACTCCGTCGGCGATCCGCACCGATGCCAGCTTGGGAAGTGGGTGCTGGAGAAGGGCGTCGTGACGCTCAAGGATAACGACGGCACCTATTACAAGGCGTGGTGGCAGGATCACATTTTCCACCTTGTCGGCTACGGCCCGACGTTCGCCGACGCCTGCGAAATGGCGCTCGGCAAGTAACTCAACAACCAACCAACCACACAACCACAATGTCAGACCAACAACTCGCAGCTACCACCAACAAACCGAGCGCCCTCGCAGTCATGGCCGCGCGCTTCTCGCTTGAACCGAGCAAGCTCCTCTCCACGCTCAAGGCGACCGTATTCAAGGGCGCGTCGGACGACGAGATGTGCGCGCTCGTCGTCGTCGCCAATGAATATGGGCTGAACCCGCTCACGAAGGAAATCTACGCCTTCCCCGCCAAGGGCGGCGGCATCGTGCCCGTCGTCTCGATTGACGGCTGGATCAACCGCATGAACTCGCATCCGCAGTTCGACGGCATCGAGTTCGCCGACAGCTTCGACGCCGCCGGAAAGCCGGTGAGCGTCACAGCGTCCATCTTCCGAAAGGATCGCACGCGCCCGACCATCGTGACCGAATACTACGGGGAGTGCTACCGCAGCTCCGATCCGTGGAATAAGTGCCCGGCGCGGATGCTCCGGCATAAGGCGCTCATGCAGTGCGTGCGCGTGGCGTTTGGCTTTGCTGGCGTGCATGACGAGGACGACGCAGCCGCGATCACTTCATCTGTGACGATCTCCGAAATCCCGCGCGCCCAACTCACTGACACGCGCGCAGTCGAGGCAGAAGTGATCCCGCCGGACAAGCGTCCCGATCCGCGCCCGAAGGCAGAGAAGCCCAAGGCGAAGCCCGAACCCGCGCCCGAAAAGACGCCGGCACCCGCGAGTGATCCCGCTCCCGCTCCCGAAACTCCCCTCGGAAAGCTGCGCGCGATGCTCGCGGAAGGCGGATGGACCGATGACGAATGCGTGAAACTCGCGATCTCGGTGTTCCCGGCTCTCAAGCACATCAAGACCGTGGACGAGATCCCGGCCTCGAGGATCGCTGACATCATCGAGGACTGGGCCACCGCCGAGGGCGCGATGAAGACGATCAGGGGGTAGCCATGCCCGAAGGCAAAAGGATCACCACGCTGGAGCAACTCGCCGCGGCGAGCGCGGCGAAGAAGGCGATTGTCACACGCACTCAGTTCTTCACCAACCGGCACATGCCCGCTGCCTTTATCCTCAATATGTCCGGCAGCGTGCTCCACTGCATGATGAGGCAAGGAATGTTCATCTACACCCCGAAAAAATCCGAACCATGATCAGATCATCCACATCCCCATCCAATTTGCACAGGCGCGTGCGCTGCCCTGGCTCGCACGCGGCTGAATTGGGCCTGCCCGAGCAGAACAGCGAATACGCCGAGGAAGGCACCCGCCTGCACGCCGCGCTGGAAGACAGCGCGGGATGCGAAGGACTCGACGAAAAGCAGATCGAACTCGTGCTTTCGACACGGGAAATCTTCGCCGAGGTCATCGAGCGCACGGTCGCTGCGATGGCGATTCCGCCGGATGCACCGTTCACAGAGGGCTACGAGCGCGAGCTTCGCGTGCGGAGCAAGCTGCGCACGGTGATGATCGGCCATTGCGACCATTGGCGCTACTACCCCGATCAGAAGGTGCTGGTGATCACGGACGCCAAGTTCGGATTCATCGAAGTCACGCCGGCCCCGCTTAACCTTCAACTGCGCGCATACGCGGTGATGGGCTCACAGGAGTGGGATGTTGAACATGCCGTCGTCGCCATCGCGCAGCCTCGCGCCGGCATGATCGACGACGCCGAGAAACTGACGATCGCGCAGTATGACCGCGCCGACCTCGCCCTAGCTCACGCGCAGATTCTTGAATGGGAGTGCGAATGGTTGAAGCCGTTCGCGCCGCGCGTGCCTTCCGAGGATGCGTGCAGGTATTGCAAGGCCAAGCTGCTTTGCAATCAGTACGCCGAGCGGATGGGATCGCTGAAGGGTGATGTCGTCGCCGGGATTGCTGATCTGCCGGAGGATCGGTTTGCCCTGCTTTTCGAGGCGCTGAAAATCGCGGCGAAAGCCGACACGCAAAAAGCAATCTTGGCCGAGGCCCGCGTGCGCGTCGCCGAGGGGCGGCTACCCGGCTACCGACTCAAGCCGAACGCAGCGCGACGGTCGATCACCGACAACGCGAAGGCGTCGGCGATCCTTCGGGACGGGCTTGCGTTCACGCAGGATGAGATCGCGGAAGCGAGTTCGCTTTCACTCGGCGAGGCCGTGACCGTGCTTCGCCGCAAAGTGAAGTTCAAAAACGAGGCCGAGGCGACCAAGTGCCTGCGCGACACGCTGGCGTCGGTGATCGAACTCAAAACGCCGGAACCGAGCGTGGTTCCGGTTTCATCGCATGACGTTGCGAGGACTGTGTGACCGGGGAAGTCTCCGACACCGCCCCTAGCGGCGCTCCAGAATCGAAATTATGAAATGCCCGAAATGCGGAGAGAATCTTGACCTGATGCGTGGCGATGAATGCTCGCTGGCCGATAACTACGTGCCCGCAACTGGGCGTCCAGATGGGGCGGGTGGCGGGGAGGCTGCAATACGCGGCGCAATGGCTAGGCTGTGCCGGGCTGTATCACGTCGAATGATGCCGGATGAACCAACGCCGGAAGATAGAATCGAGATGCTGGAGGCATACAAGGCGGCGTGCGCCTTGCTGGAGTCATGCCAGCCGAACGACAAGCTCTGCCGCGAGCAGGGCGGAAAGGACTCCGATGGCAGGTAAGCCGCGGGGACATGGAGACGGCGCAGCGCATGGTTCGCTTCCTCGCCTACCCGCAAGACCTTGGGTTGCGAGTCAGCAATACTCCATGCGCTTCATCCTCTCACAAGACAACGAAATTCTCTGGCGGTGTGACTTCGTGCCGATGCCGGTACTCAAGGCAATGGTGGACGCCGCCAATGCAGCAATGGAAGCGAACGCAAAGCTCTGCAACTCGCGCCCATGAAACCGTCCGCCTTCACGCAAGATGCACCGCGCGTGTTTGCTGATGCGGCTGGTTCCCCGACTCTTGGTGAAATTACCACCGGCGCCGGATCGGAAATGCCTCTTGGAGCGGGGGGTGCCTCTGTTCTCGATATGTGCTGCGGCCCGCGCATGATGTGGTTCAACAAAGAAGACCCTCGGGCCGTGTTCTCTGACCGTCGCCGCGAACGCCACGCGATGAACCGCCCGAAGCGCGGGACGGTAGAATGGACGGAAACCGACCCGGACATCCTCGCGGACTTCACTGCGCTGCCGTTTGAGGATGCGACCTTCCTGCATGTCGTGTTCGACCCGCCGCACTTCGAGCGGTCGGGAAAAATCGGATTCCTCGCGATGAAATACGGGTGGCTCGATGGTGACTGGCGGAAGATGATTGCCGCCGGATTCGCGGAGGGCTTCCGCGTGCTCAAGCCGGGCGGCACGCTCATCTTTAAGTGGACGGCCACGGAAAACCCCGTCTCGGAAATCTTGAAGCTCACACCGATGCTGCCGCTCTATGGTCACAAGTCTGGCAAGCAGGCGCAGACGCATTGGATTGCCTTCCTGAAACCACCGGCTCCCGCATTCGAGGAATGCGTATCCGAGCTTCCGAAGGGTAAAGACTCCCCTCGGCACGATGCGACGGAGAACGATGAAGCTCACAGACCGGCTGGGAAATGACTCTATGAACACAACAACCGAATCGAATCAGAATAACGCGCCAGCAGAACCGAGCGAAGCCGGTTCTGTGCAGCGCATGGATATGCGCGAAAGCAACCTCGTGAGCACGATAGACGCCCTGATGGAGATAGTGGAGGGCTGTCGCGGCGAGAGATGGGCCGCGAATGGAATGCGGCTCGTGGACACAAAAGAATGGTGCGCGTTCTACGTGGCGAGTCGTCGCTTCAAGGAGGGAGCGCATATTCCCAAGCTCACCCGCTGGCGGGGCAGAAATCAAAAATTGAAAGGACCACTACCGATGAAAAATGAGAAGCAAACTGAAAGCCAAACCGCCAGTCAGGGTGCAGCGCATGGTTCGCGGTTGGTGCTGCAACGACGATACCTGCCTGCGTCGCACATGCCGAAAACGTGGACAGAATGGCACGATCACCCCGAGCCTCATCAAATCGCATGGGGGCCAGGGAGCTATGTCACTCTGGAAGAAAACATGAAGGCCGCATGTGAAGGATTCTACGCGCTCGGACAAGGGTGCGAGTTCCGCATGGTGCGCCGGACGAATGAAACGCTCTGGGAGTATTCCGCGAACGCAAAGCTCTGCAACTCGCCGGAAGCGGCGCGTTCGCAGGGCGAGAAAGGGACTGATTCAAAATGACTGCCGCCACACAGCCGCCAAGCGAGTTTGCAGCAGCGCATGGTTCTGAGCCGAATTACAGCGGCGCTAGCGCACGGTCTGCGCGGTTGGTCCCCGTGGGAGCAGACGGTGCGCGGTCGCTACAGGACAGACTCACACACCTCGATCTCTTTTCTGGCATCGGTGGCTTTGCGCTCGCGGCAAAGTGGGCGGGATTCAAGACGGTCGGATTCTGCGAATACAACCCGAAGGCACGCAGGATACTCACGAAGAACTTTCCGGGCGTCCCGATACACGAGGACGTTCGGACTCTGGAACCAAAACAATATGAAGGAACAACTCTCATTACTGGGGGATACCCATGCCAGCCATTCAGTCACGCCGGGCAGCGCAGAGGCGAGGAAGATGACCGCCATCTCTGGCCGGCGATGCGCCGAATTATTGAAGGCGCACGACCCCGCTGGGTGCTTGCTGAAAATGTTGCTGGGCACGTCACGCTGGGCCTCGACACTGTGCTTTCTGAATTGGAGTCCATCGGCTACTCCTGCTGGGCGACCGTTATTCCGGCTTGTGCCGTCGGTGCCTTGCACCGACGAGATCGAGTTTGGATTGTGGGCCACTCCAACAGTGCAGGATGCGGCCAAGGCGACTCGCCGCTGGCGGGAGGGGAGACAGAACAACCTCACGGCAATGGCGAGCCTGATACCCACGCCAAGCGCGAGCAACGCGAAGGGGGCGGTGAAGGCGCGGATTCCGGGGACGCCTCAATACAAGGGGAATCTGGACGAGTGGGCGGAGAACGCCCCTGGTGCGAGTGGACGCCTGAACCCGGAATGGATCGAGTGGCTCATGGGATACCCGGTCGGGTGGACAGACTGCACGGGCTTGGAAACGCCATCGTCCCGCAAGTCGCGCTCGAAATCCTGCGAAGCCTCGCCGCAATCGAACTCGGAGGCGCGGTAGCTGATGTGGCACGGGCGGGCGTAGGCGGTGGCGTGCCACATGAGCGGGCCAAGCACGATTCAACCCGCGCCAAAGCTCAGAACCAGTAATTACACGACCGCAACCGATACACGAACAGAGAGCATGAGTTGGACGCACCGAAAAATCAAACAGGCATCCGAGCGAGCAAGGCAGCGCGTGAACATCCGCTGGAACCGCGTGCGCGCGGAGCAGGCTAAGATGGACGCAGCGCCGATGCAGTCACGCCGCATCGTGGAGCGGCACGTCGTCATTCGCGATGAGTGCCGAGTGCGCGAGGCTGTGTTTTACGCGGACGACCGGCCTTGTGACGTGAGGCGGAAGCTGAAATCCATTCGGGGGATTTGGTAATGATCGCCCGCCCTTACCAATCCGCCTCCGTCGAGAGCGTAGAGATTGCTGAAAAGAAGATCAAAAGGCAAGCGTATAACCGCGCTTATCACGCTAAAAATCGACAAAAACACAACGAGCGCGCTCGGGAATATGGTAAAGCAAACAGAGGGCGATCCCGTGAATTGTCGAAATTATGGAGAGCGAAGAACCCTGAAAAATGCAAGGCGATCAGGCTTGCTAATAAGGAAAAGAGGAAAGCGCAATTCAAGGCGTGGTACGCGAAGAATAAAGAGTTGGCAAAAACCAGATCCAAGGAATGGGGAGACGCAAATAAAGCAAGAACCAGACACAGGCGCATCCTTCGGCAGTATTCGCTGACGGAAGCGGGGTGGAAGCAAATTCTCACGTCGCAAGGCGGGCTCTGCGCCATTTGCAAAACAGACACGCCGACAAAATTAGGTTGGTCGGTAGATCACTGCCACGTCAAAAACAAGGTGCGTGGGCTGCTTTGTAATAAATGCAACACCGGACTCGGAAACTTTAGCGATAACGCCAGTGCTCTACGCGCTGCCGCGGATTATTTGGAGGCGTCATGCGGTTAAGGCAATACCAACAAAAAGCCATCGAGTCGGTAGATGAGGCATTTCAGGAATACGACCGCGTTCTTGGCGTAGCCGCAACCGGGGCCGGTAAGACGATTATATTCTCGGCGATCGCGGCGCGCAATTCAGGGAAGACCCTCGTGATCGCGCACCGAGAAGAACTTTTATCACAAGCGCAGGCGAAGCTATTTTTATCCGCAGGCATCGAATCCGAACTGGAGCGCGCGGATGCGCGCGCAAGCCTCGATGCCCGCGTGGTGGTCGCGAGCATCCAGACGCTCTGTCGGCGGTTCGAGCGGTTCCCGGCGAACCATTTCACGCGGATCATCGTGGATGAATGCCATCACGCACTGGCGGACAGCTACCAGCCGGCGCTCCAGTATTTCCTCGGCGGCGGCGCGAAGGTCTTGGGCGTGACTGCAACGCCGGGAACGAAGGGCAAGAAGGCGCTCGGGAATTTCTTCGAGACGATCGCTTTCGAGGTCGGGCTGATTGAGTTGATCCGCGCGGGCTATCTCTCGCCGATCAGCGTCAAGAGCTTCCCGCTCATCGGCGGGGGCGCGGAACCGATCTCGTTTGCGGTCAAGAACGGCGACTACGATCAGGAGCAGGTGGATCACGCCCTCGATCCTTACCTTGAGAGCATCGTTGCGCGGCTCGGCGCGGAGATTGGCGACCGTAAGACGCTTGTTTTTCTGCCGCTCATCAAGACGGTGGAGCGGTTCGTCGCGCTGTGCAATGCGGCGGGACTGAAGGCCGCGGGCGTGAGCGGCGTGAGCGAGGAACGGGCAGACATCCTTTCCGCGCACGGCACGGACTTTCAGATCCTCGCGAACTCGATGTTGCTCTGTCTCGACATGCAGACCGAGATATTGACCGCCCGCGGATGGGTGAACCATTCGACGATCTCGACCGATGACTTGGTTGCAAACTGGAGCTTCGATGGGACTGTTTTTTTTGCGCGACCGGAGGAAATTGTAAAGCGCCCGCTCTCGGAAGGCGAGCACATGGTTTCGGTGAAGTCGCTAAGGAACGACATCAGGGTTACAAACACGCACCGAATGATAGTTGGATGCGGGGAGGGTGATTACAAATGGAAAAAGGTATCAGCGGATCATCTTCGCGACGGACACAGCCTTCCGTCATGTGGTGTGGCTGCTCCGTTCGACATACGAATTGACGATCCCGAGCGTGAAGTATCGAAGCGCAGGATTATCGTAAACGCATACAACCTGCGGAAAAATAATAGCCTCGAATACGATGCGTCTTTTGTTGAGGCCAAGAAGCGCGAGACGGCGCGCGTGTCTATGCGCCGCAAGCAGCCGCACGAACTATCGCTGGATGAGTGTCACTTGATCGGATTCTGGATCGCTGACGGAAGCGTGAACAGAGCACTCATTCGAGGCGGTTTGGAATACAAGCTTTGCCAGAGCCCGAATTACCCGTTCATTGTGAAATGGATCGACGACCTGATTGCGAGACTCGGACTTTCATCATGCAGGCGTGTCAAAGAGAAATCCCCGAAAGCAATCATTTGGTCGCTCTGTCGCGGCACCGGAGGCGGATCGCAGGCTCGCGCTGGCGTCTATTCGATAGAGCCATACCTTCAAAAGAACGGAACCGATCTCTTTTGGGGGCTGAATGAGGCGCAATTTGACGCGCTCGTTGGAGGATATTGGATGGGCGACGGGCATCATGGTCAGGCTGAACACGGCATTCCGAAAAGTCTGGTCGCCAATGACACGAAGCGGCCCTGGATTGAATTATTGTGCGCGATTGGATCGGTGCGCGGATGGCGCTGCTCGGTGACACACCTTCCGTCACAAAACCCCAAGCACCTTGACCAATGGAGAATCAGGATGGTGAAAACCGACCGCATGAACCTTTCCAAGAAGTCCAACATCACGCACGAGCCATACGCACCGGAGGATGTTTGGTGCGTAAAAACCACATCCAAGAACATCATCACCCGACGCGGCGGAAAAGTGACGGTGATGGGAAATACCGAGGGCTACGACGACCCGGCGATCTCGGCGATGATGATCCTGCGACCGACGCGCTCGGAGATTCTTTTCTCGCAAATGGTGGGGCGCGGCACGCGAGTCTATTGCCCGTGGGGATGCACCGAACGATGCACGCACGGATCGCGGAAGCGCAACCTGCTGTTGTTGGATCCGCTTTGGCTCCACGAGGACATGAACCTGGTGCGACCGGCGAACCTTGTGACCGGACGAGACGAGGACCGGCGCAGCATGAGCGAGCGCGTGGCGGCGAAGCAGGAGGAACTCGATCTTCTGAACATGCTCGCCGACGCGGAGCATGACCGGGAAAAATCACTCGCCGAGAAGCTGGCGCGCATGGAGAAGCGCAAGACGAAGGTGATCAGCGTGGAGGAGTGGGCCGTGCTCGCGCACGCGCCGAACATTGCGGATTTTGAACCGACGATGCGGTGGCACGAATCGCCGATCTCGCCAAAGCAGGCGGAAATGCTGACGCGCTTCGGCTTCGATGCCGGGAGCGTCCGGGGCCGCGGGCACGCATCGGCGCTGCTCGACGTGTTCTTTTCCCGCCGGAAGCAGGGACTCGCGACGGTGGCGCAGGTGCGACTGCTGAAGAACCTGAAACACCCGAACCCTGAGACGGAGACTTTCGCCGGCGCGAAGGCGTGGCTCGACAAACGATTTTCCAAAACCACAAAATGAACCTGCCAACCTACAAGGAATACTCGTACGACGAGCCGATCCAGAAACAGACCGCGATCCACATGAACCACCTGCTCGATTTCATCCACAACGCCAACCCGCCTTTGAAGGTGAAGGAAGCGGCGAAATTCATCGCTGACGAAATGGCGATGCACCGCGAGCTGCGCGAGGAGGACGAGGTATGAGCGATCTTTTTGGCGGAAAAAAAGACGACTGGGCGACCCCGCAGTGGTTGTTCGACGCGCTCGATGAGGAGTTTGCCTTCGGGCTGGACCCGTGCTGCTACGCGCACACGGCGAAGTGCGATCTGTTCTTCACCGAGGCGGACGACGGGCTGGCGCAGTCATGGCATGGCCGGAGCGTGTACGTGAATCCGCCCTATTCCGAGATGAACGACTGGATGAGGAAGTGCGCGGACGAGTCGCGCAAGGGCGCGAAGGTGATCGTGGCGCTCGTGCCGGCGCGCACGGACACGAAGGCGTGGCAGGATACCGTGCTCCGAACGGCGGACGAAATCCGATTCATCCGCGGTCGCGTGCAATTCGTCGGCGCGGAGGCAGGGGCGAAATTCCCGAGTGCGCTGGTGATCTGGCGGCACCGGCTGAACCTGCTCGACCGGAACCCGTCGCGGCATTCGCTGAAGGTGGGCGGTTTCGACATTCGTGGACTGAAGCCGAAGGGGGCAAAATGAGCGAGGCCGAGATCCACGCCGTCGCGAACCAGATCGCGACCGAAACGGCAACGAGGCTGTGCGCCGTGCTGCGGGACGGCGGCGCGCTGCCGCTTCTCGATTCTCAGGAGCCCGTAGTGCTCCTGTCACTGAAGCTGGCGGCGACGCAGGGCTTCGAGCAGGGATTCGCGGCGTGTGCCGCGATGACCGAGAGAACCCCAAAAGCATGAGTAACCACGCAATCCACCGCAGCCAGAAATCCGAAGCATGAACATCCACACATCAAAAGCGAGTATTGAAACCTTCGGTGTAACGATCCGATTGCTGCACGTTGATAAAAAGAAGATGACACTGGCTGTCTTTAGGCAAATTCCGAAAGGAGAAGCCGACGACAATTCAACGAATTGGGGAGTGGTTTATTACCCGCACGACGACGAACAAAAATGGCTCGTTTTCAGCCGAGGGGAAAGGCTCTACAAGAGAGCGATCATGGAGTTTCCGAGATTTGGAATACGGAGTCGCGAAAGCCGCGTGAGTAGCTTGAAGGAGGCGGAATTTCAAGCCAGAATAAAACAAGTGGTTTATGAGGATGGGGAGGCTCTTTCTGAGTTGGAAAGCAATCTCAGGCGTCTCGCTGCCGTGCGCAAGGCGCAGCTTGAATTGGACTCGTTTGAATCAGAAAAAGCAAAGGAACGCGAGTTTTACGAACAAGAGAAACGACTGATCAATGATCTCCCGCAGCTTTTTATCGCGCTATGAACCTCGACGAAATCAAAGAATCCCTGCGCGAGCGCGCGGCAGAACTCGCGACATTCCTTTTCCCCACTGGCAAGATGGCTGGGCGGGAATGGCAGATCGGCGACGTGAGCGGATCGCCGGGATCGTCGCTTTCGATCTGCACGTCCGGACTGAAAGCGGGCGTGTGGAAGGACTGGAGCACGGGGGAGACCGGCACGCTGCTCGATCTGTGGGCGATGCGGCACGGCTACCACGGCGGCGACGGATGGGTGGCGAAGGCGGGCGATGAGTGCGCGTCGTGGCTCGGCGGGCAATTTGAGAAGCGGCAGAAGGACGGCACGACGGCACCCGCGGCAACCAATGGGAGCCATCCGGCGCCCACTCGCCCGCGCGCGGCAACACCCCCGCCGCGTCCGACGCCGAGGGTGAAGCCCGTGGCACTCCCGGCGCTGCCAAGCTACGCCGACGAATGGCAGAAGTGCGTGGAGGCGATGACCAGCAAGGCACTGGCGCAACTCTGCGAGCAACGCGGCTTTTCGCTGGAGTTCGGCGGCTGGCTCGTGGCGCAAGGGCTCATCGGCCTGCATGAGACTCGGCACGGACTGGCACTCGCGCTGCCGGTGCATGACGAGAGCGGCGCGGTGATCGCGGCGCACGTTCGCAACCGACAGAAGGACGCGGCGGGCAACCCACTCGATCCGCCGCCTCCAAAGTGGCAGTATCGCTACCACGGCGAGCAATCGCCTGGGACGCGGCCGCTCATCATCGGCGACATCGCCAAGGCATCGAAACTCTACACGTTCGAGAGCCAGTGGGACGCCTTCGCGGTGATCGACCGGCTCGGGCTGCACCGCGGCGAGGCTGAATGGCCGCCGATTGCGTTTTTCATCACGCGCGGTGCCAGCAACGCGGCGATCCTCGCCCGCTACATCACCGAGGGGCGCGCGCTCATTTTGTGGCCGCAGAACGACCAGCCGACCGAGGCTGGGAAGATTCCGGCGGAGGAGTGGGTGAAAAGCATCGTGTCGCTCGCTGGAAGTGTGCCGTGCAGGCGCGTGGCGACGCCGAAAGAATACGAGGATCCGAACGACTGGCTGAACAAGGACCGAGAGGCTGGCGCGATCCAGCTTTTCGAGGCGATCTCCCAAGCTGTGCCAGCGCGCACGACGAAGCTGCCGCCCATGCGGGACATGGCTTTCGCCATCCGGCCCGAGAATCGTTCGCCGGTTCCGCCGGAGGTGATCAAGGGCATCCTCCACCGCGGATCGAAGATGGTGATCGGCGGGACGAGCAAGGGGCGGAAATCGTTTTCCCTGCTCGATCTCGCTGTTGCTGTGGCGACCGGCGGCAAGTGGTGGGGCTTCGATTGCAATCAGGGGCGCGTGCTCTACCTCAACTTCGAGATCCAGCAGCCGTTCCTCGAGGCGCGCGTGTTCGACATCACGCAGGCGAGGGAGACGACGGTGATGCCGGGATATTTCCAAAGCATCTCGCTCCGCGGTTCGATCGAGACAGTGGAGGATCTGGCAAAAGACCTGATCGCCTACATCCTCGATTTGGAGCCATTCGCCATGATCATCTTCGATCCGGTGTACAAGCTCATGGCTGGCAAGGACGAGAACAAGGCGGGTGACGTGGGCACGATCATGGCGCACCTTGAGCGCGTGAGCGTGGAGACCGGCGCGGCGATCGTCTTCGGCGCGCATTACTCCAAGGGGAACCAGTCGGCGAAGGAGAGCATTGACCGCATCGGCGGCTCCGGCGTGTTCGCCCGCGATCCTGACGCGATCCTGACGATGACCGGGCACGAAGTGGAGAACGCTTTCACTGTGGAGGCGACGCTTCGCAACTACAAGCCGATCGATCCTTTCGTCGTCGGCTGGCAGTATCCGCTTTTCTCGCGTGATGACTCGGGGCTGGATCCCGCGGCGCTCAAGATGCCGCCGGGGAAGAAGGGGGAGAAGGAGAAGGGCGGCGACCGATGGGAAAGCGGGCGCAACCTTCGGAAGAACGACCGGCTTTTGCCCGCGCTCGAACTGCTGCGACTCTGTTACACCGAGGTTCCGCGTGCCGTGCGGATGTACGACGCGACGCGGAAGGCGGTGGCGACGATGTTCGACGGTCTCGGCAACCCGCTGAAGGAGGACACGGCGAAGAAGTATTTTTACCGTCTCAAGGACGACGGTTACATCGTGAAGGATTCCGGTTCATCCAACTGGATCACCACGAAGCTCGGCGACGATTACCTCGACGCGCAGGCGAAAGATTCCGCAGAACCAACAACTGAACCAACAACTGAACCAACAACATGACCACACCAAACAACACCCCGCTCCACATCGTCTCACTTGAGATCGAGAACGTAAAACGCCTGTCCGCCGTGCAGATCACGCCGGACGGGTCCACCGTCGTCATCGGCGGCGACAACGCCCAAGGGAAAAGCTCCGTGCTCGATGCCATCACGCTCGCCCTCGAAGGTCTCGGCGGCGCCACTGGGAAAAACACCACGCGCCCCGTGCATGGCGATGCGGCGAAGGGAAAGGTGGTGCTCGACCTTGGCGAGATCATCGTCACGCGCACCTTCACTCAGGCCGGAGGCGGCACGCTGACTGTCACCACGGCGGAGGGCGTGAAGTTCTCCAGCCCGCAGGCGATGCTCGACACGATGCTCGGGAAGATCAGTTTCGACCCGCTCGCTTTCACTCGGCAGAAGCCGGCGGACCAGCTCACGACGCTGCGCGAGCTGTGCGGGATCTCCACGGCACTGCTCGACTCAGCGCGCGCGGCGACGTTTGAGGAGCGCACGGGCGTCAATCGTGCAGTGAAGGACAAGGAGGCGCTGATCGCCGGGATGCCGCACCATGACGACGCACCCGCGGAGCCGGTGAGCGCGGCGGCGATCACCGAGGAATTGAAGGCGGCGAACGCAGCGAACGCGGCGCGCACTGCTTTCATTGCGGCCGGCAGAGAAAAGGCGAGCGAGCACGTCTCGCAGACCGAGCGGATCGCGAAGCAGAAGGAGGAGATCGCCCGGATGGATGCCGCGCTCAACGCGGAAAAAACGCGGCTCGCCGACATGGAACGGGGCGAAAAGCTGCTCGCAAGCGATCTGAGCGAGATGCGGATCAAGGCCGCGGAGATGCAGGAGACCGACACGGCGGCGCTGACGGCGAAGCTGGACCAGGTGGGCGCGCTGAATCAAAAGCTGCGCGAGAACCAGCAGGCAGAGGAGGCGAACGCGGCGCTGACCGCACTGCGCGACAAGGCCGAGGAGCTGACGGCGAAGCTGGCGGAAATTGACGCAAAGAAGCGGGCGAAGCTGGACGGCGCGAAGTATCCGGTGCAGGGGCTGGCGCTCGGTGACGATGGGATCCTGTTCAACGGGCTTCCGTTCGCGCAGGCCTCGAGCGCGGAGCAACTGCGCGTGTCCGTGGGCATCGGGCTGGCGAGCAATCCCCGGCTGCGCGTGCTGCTTGTGCGCGATGGCAGTCTCATCGACCCTGCCAGCCTCGCCATGATGCGCGAAATGGCGGAGAGCGCGGAGGCTCAGGTGTGGATCGAGCGCGTTTCCAAGGGTGACGAGTGTACGGTGATCATCCAAGACGGGAGGATCGAGCCGTGATCACCTTCAAAAACGCGACCGACAAGCACGTCACCGCGGTAACCGGCACCGATTGGAGGGGCGGCTACATCGTGCTCGACGCGCTGCCAGGCTGCTTTGCTGGCACCGACAAGATCACGCTCGACGACGCGCGCGAGCTGGCGCGGCTCGTCCGGCTGCGCGGCTTTGCGGTGACGGAGAAGGCGGGCGAGGGCGTGGACTTCTCGATAGACTTCACCTTCTCGGAGGCGAAGCAGTGAGCGCGCACCCGCGCACATCGGAATTGCTCGAGCGGATCCGCCGGCGGGATGGGCAGGTGGGCGTCGCACTCGGCAACGCACCCGAGGAGTGGGTGAAGCTGGCGCGCGAGTTGGAGGCCGAGCTGGACGAGGCGCGGCGCCGACTGGCGATCTACGGAGCCGAGCGTGAGCATAACGCAATGAAGGCGCTGGAATACAAGGCCGAGCTGGATCATTACGTGAAGATGGGCCTGATCGTCCGGCGGGAGTGAGCACGAAAAAGCCCGCGCCCTCATGACGAGGAGCGCGGGCTTTGGACGGGCGCGGTTCAGTGCTACGGGCTGATCCGATCGGCGAGCGCGCGGGCCTGTTCCGCGCGGATGCGGTCTATCTCCCGGCGGCGGCGGTTATTCTGCCTTACGAAGGCCCCGCGGCGTCCGAGTTCGCGGCGCGCTTCGGCGAAGGTGATGCCTTGGGCCGAGGCCGCGGCGAGGGTGAGGGTGTTCAGGTCGTGGCTTTTCATTTGGTGGTGGTGTTGGGTTCGGTTTGGGTGAGTGCTTCGAGAAATCCAAGGATCGTCTCGGTCGGAGAGATCCCCGGCTGTTGGAGCATTTCCGCGAGCTGCGCGGCTTTCTGCCAGAGGTCGGTGTCGTGGGGCTTGTTCATGGTTCGGAGTGGGTTAGGCGATGAGCGCGCGAAACTCGCGCACGGTGACGGGCCGGGAATAGACGAAAAACTCCCCGTGCAGTTCGCGGTGCGCTTGATAGCGCGCTTCCCCGGTGCCTGCGTTGTGATCCATCGGCTCGCCGACGAGGAAAGCGCCGCGCTGTTGGATGCGCGGCGGGAGCACTTCCAGCATTTCCCAATGCCGATCCTTTGTGCATTCCTGCCACTCGCCCGGGGTGTTCTGTTTGGCGGCTTTTGCTGCAATCCATTCGTCCATGAAGACGATCTGCGCGCCGGGGTATCGGATCTGAACCTGTGCGAGATTTTCCCCGCTCCAATGGCCGAGGCGCGTGACCGGGTCGGCGGTGTCAATGATGCTGCTTTCCCCTGGGACCGCAAAAGCGATCTCGCGCTTCGTGGACTGGCATAGCGCGCCTTCCGTTTCGTGGACCGCTGCGCTTCCGTCGTTCACGACTTCCAGCGCGGTAAATGAGCAGCGCAGATTTTCGTTCACCCACGCGAGCAGGCCCGCGGCGGTGTAGTTGAAGGGCTTTCCCTCTAGCCTTTTCCATTCAGATGACTCGTTACAGTCGGCGGCGTAGCAGTGCAAGACGTAGCCTGTGAAATCGAACGGGCGCGCGGTGTATTTCGTCCGCTCGCAGCCGTGTATCTCAAGGTAGATCATCACGCCGTCGTCATTCGCAAGGCGCGTGCGGATCCTGCAATTTCCAACGTCTGAGGATGGTGCTTTTTCCCAGCCTGCGCCCTCAAAGATGAGTGCGGATGTTTCGTTTTTTGTCGCGGTTTTCATGGGTCGGTTTTGTGTGTGGTTTGTGATGGACTCGTCAGCGCGGGGCATTCGGCGTTTCGTCCTTTAGGAGAGGCGGAGCGATGAGCCGAGGGCACCGCGGGCACCGATGCTGATCTGTCCGCCGGCGATGCGACCCTGCGCGCGGGCGTTGCTATCAAAGCGCGAGCCGGAGCGCGAGCGCGAGCGGAGGCGGAGAACCTTCTTCCCGTAGTCCTCGACCTCCTGCGTCTGCTTTTCAATCGTCGCGAGGCTCTTTTCGACGAGCGCAAGCGCCAGCGTGTTTCCGGCGGCGGTGCTGGCCGCGGCTGCTTCGACCTTCACCGATGCGACCGTTTCGCGGGCCGCTGCGGAGAGGCGGGCGGTCACGGTTTCCACGGCACCGAGACGGAAGTTGTTCCAGTAGGTTCGACCGCAGCCCGCGCATCCTTTCGCGGCGAGGCGATCAATCTCCTTCGTGAGCCATGCGTAGAGGTAGCGCACGGCGTTCATGTCGCTCGGGCGACCGATCAGGCAGTAACCGTCAGGCCCCGCGTAGAGTTTGCACTGGTTCAGCTTGGCGATCACCATTCCGAGTTGGCCCTTCCAGCGGGCGGAGCCGTCGCGATCAAGCGGATCCTGCGGGCAGTGGATCACGTTCTCGGCGGGCTCGCTTCCGTCCAGCGCGATGTCGGCGCCGGAGAGTTTGAAGCGGTCCATGATGTCTTGAGCCTTGGCCGCGGCGAGCGCGGCCTCATGGGGGTTTGCGGACTGAGCGAGGCGGAGCAACTTTGCGGCTTTCGCGAGCGCTTCGTTATGGGTCATGGGTGCGGATGATTCAGTGGTGGTCATGTTTTTGGTTTGTGTGTGGTTTGTCGGTTCGGCGGACTGCCTCCCCGCTTGCGCGCCCCACACTTGGCGAGGCGCGCAGCGGAGAGGCTAGCGGCGGAGTTCCGCGATCTGCGCGCGGCAGTCGGCGATTGCGCGATGGAGATTCGGGCGGTGCAGCGATTCCCCGCCGGTTGCGCGGGGCATCATCATATCCAGATATTCCCGGCCCTTTGACGATTCGAGGATCGAGAGAGTTTCGCTCAGTTGCTTCGCGCGGAGAGCGCGCGCTTCCGGCCCAGTGATCCACTTTTGTGCGGCGTAGTCGTAGGCGCTGCACTCGACCGGATCGAGCGGGCGAGGAATGCGGGCTTGCGTGGCGGCGCTCACTTGGCACCTCCTGTCGCGATGGCGATGGCGGCGCGGGCGTTGATCGCCGCGTCGTCCAGTTCGATCAGTGCTGCGGTGGTGATGGCGCGGCAATGGGAATCAACGGCGTTCGCCAGTCGCTCCAACGCGGAGAGCAGGCAAGGACTCGCGGCGATGAGGCGGGCGTTGGCCGGCTCGCCGTCGCGCATTTCACAAATTAGCGATCCGGTTTCGCAGCGCCAGTCTTCCGGTGTCGCTCCAAATTCAATCTGTGTCTCAGCGGTGGCGATCCATCGCTGATCGTGGAGCGGATGCCTTCCGCCATGTACCGGACAGGGCATGACTTTCCACGGTCCGGGCGTGTGCGCCGTCTGCGTGTCAACGGGGGCGTTGGTGGTGGTGATGTTTTTCATGGTTTTGTCGGGTTTTGTTGGGTTGCTGTGTCGTTCTAGGGGCTGATCCTGTCCGCTGTCGCGCGGGCTTGCTCGGCGCGGATTCTGTCAATCTCGCGGCGGCGGCGGTTCGCCTGGCGCACGAATGCGCCTCGGCGGGACAGTTCTGCGCGCGCCTCGGCAAAGGTGAGGTTGCCGGCGCTCGCGATGGACAGCGTGAGGGTGTTCAGGTCGTGTGATTTCATTGGGTTAGCGGCAAAAGTTGGCATCGAGTTGGTGTTTTACATCCATCACTTCATCGGATGGCACCCCGATCCATTGGAGGTCGTCGGTGAGATACTCGATGCGCGTGGGAATGTAGCTGTTGGGGCCGTTGGTGCGCTTCACGGCGCGGCTGAATTTGCGCTCGGCGAGGACCGCGGCGCGGAGTGATCGGTGATTGCTGACGGTGCAGCGGTTAAATGTGTCGTACAATCGGGTTTTCATTGGTAGGTTGTCGGGTTGTTGGTTAGCGGTGCCGGGAATGGCCCCGCACGTCCGCCCCCTGCGCGCGGCAAGGGGCGGGTTGTGCGGGGTCTTTTAGAGCGTGGCGCGTTCTGCTACGCGGTCGGTGATTTCGCAATTTGAGCGCGCGGCCTCGATGAAGTCGCACCACGTCACTCGGACATCGGTGGGATAGTCGTTCTGCGTTTTGCGCGAGCGTTTGAGTGATGCGAATTCCGGGAATGCACGCCAGAAGGCGGCGCGGAGTTGTGTGAGGTTCATGGTTTTCATGGGTTGGAGTGGTGAAGTGTTAGCGGACGGTCAACTCTGCTTTGATTCGGCGCAGAGCAGTCGCGATGTGAGAATCGTTAAGGCCAGCGTTGTAAAGATGGCAGTAGTCGCGTCCGGTGAATGGCAGCACGCGCTTCCATGCGCCGCCCGCAAAGCCTGGGTGCGCATCGTCATAGGCGCGATTGCGATCAACGACCGTGTGCAGGCCGTGCATCGTGAGCAGGCCAGTCTTTCCGCCATCCGCAGCGGCGATATTGACGCCAAGCGCCTTCGCGGCAGTGGCAATGTCGATTTTCAGTTGAGCGAAGTCGGCGGGTGTGATTTTCATCGTGTGGCTGTGTGTGTTTTTTGTTTCGCCAGCGGCGCGGAATGCACTGCTGGACGGGGTGGAGATTAATCACTCGCGGAATCCGCGCAACTACTATTTCGCGGAAATCGCAAATAATTTCAGAGGCTCGCAAGCAAAGTCCGTGCCAGCAATGCGCGGAATCCGCGTTTTACCTATGGCGAAAAGTTAGCGGAAGTCGCCAAGCAAAGCCCGTGCCAATGTTCGCGGAAATCGCTTTTTGCAATTTGCGGAATCCGCTTGCGCGAAAAAGGCGGGGCATGTAGCGTCACCGACATGAGCACAGAACCGCCACCGCAACCCGTCGCATTCATCGATCAACTCGTCGCCGAGCGCAAACGCCTTGGATTGACCCAGGCCGAGTGCGCCGCCGTCCTCGACATTCCGCCGCGCTGCTACTGGGACATAGAGCGCGCCGCCAGCAAGCGCGGGCAGTGGCCCGTCACCGAGGAGGGCATTCTTGCGCGCCTCAAAAAGCGAAAGGACGGGGCGAAAAAGAAGGGAGAAGCCGATGTTTAAGCACACCGCGACCTTTTTTCGCCGAGCCCCAATCTACCGAGCACTTTCCAAGATGCCTCCGCTCTCCAACTGGCTCGACCGCGCGGCGCCGTGGACTCCAGACCAAAGCCCGGCCCAAGCGTGGATCCGGCAGCAATTCCCCGAGGTGGACGAGATCGAGGCGAACCGCATATTTAGCGCGGCGCGGAGCCGGAAGCTCGTTCGGATCGACCCGAGCACGATGCTCTGGAGCGGCACCGGCGACACGGCAGACCTCGACAACGGCCTCGCCGTGCTCAAGGCGCAGGCCCAGACGCGCAACGCCCGCCTCGCCTCCAAAGCGGCCCGCAAAGAGCGGATGGCGGAACGCCGAGCCGCTTCATTCACAGCACGCCAAGGCACCGAGCCGGCCCCGCCGCGACCCAAGGGCGGCCCTCGGAAAAACTCCCGGCTGGCCGCGGCGCTCGTCGTGTTCGCGCGGTGGAAGGCGGCGAGCAAGGTGCTCGACTGGCCGCTCGCCGACCTCATTAAATCCTTCACGATTCACTCGGGCGGAGGCAAGCCCGACACGATGAAGAAGTACGTGCTCGCGCTGCGAAAAGCCGGACGCGTTTGCCAGCAGCCAGACGGCCAATTCCGCGCAAACTGAACGCGGATTTGCCGTTTTGTGGAAACGGCGGAAAAGGCATCGTTTCAGCACGTCGTAAATCTTCGCAAGTCGCTGTTGTAGTCGCGCTACTTACGAAGAATCATCCCCGAAAACTTCCGGCCGTTTTCTCGACCGGAAATAAAACCGTCCCGTTTCGAGCTCCAAAAACGCCCGAAAAACACCAAGGGACGGTAAAAAAAGCGTCCCGAAAACTGTCCCGCCGTGCTTTTTTGAACCGCCCGCCACGGCTCGCCAACAGGGATAAATAGCAAACGGGACGGTTTCTAAAAAATTCATCCCGTTTTTGGGACGATTCGGACGCACGCCGGGGACGGTCTTTTGGGACGGTTGGGGGAGGGGGAGTGATGAACTCCCCCCCCCACCATCCCCAAAAACGTCCCGGCAGCGTGTCGCCAGAAAAATCATACCGCCAAAGTTTCAGCCTCAAACCGAGACGCTTTTCATCCCCAAGTTTTGAGCGGAAAACCTGCACGCCGGAAAGCGGGGAGGGGACAAGCAGGGGATCGGATTCTGCAAGACCGCGCACGCCTTCGCGAGCTTTGCCGCCGCCCTGCCAGCGCGGGGATTCCACCAAGGGGCAGGACAGCGGACGACTCAACAGAAGGGCACCACGGGGCGTACAGCGCGTCGGATTTTTGGCGAAATGGGCGAAATCGGGCGTTTCGGGGCTTTTTGCGGGTTCGGGCCGGTTTCATGGACTTCGGGCCAAGACGAGGACGGGGCGATGGCGTGTGCTAAAATTCCAGCACTTCAAACGGACGCATCACCGCATCGTGTTGCGGCATGTGCTAAAAATTCAGCAGATGGACCGTGATCGCCGATTCGGAAATCTCGCACGGAGGCCAACCCTGCGCGCGTGGCCGAACGTGCATGGCCGGCGAACATCGGGTCGGCGGAAGGCCAGGTGCCGGAGCGTGGTCACGGGCGGTCACACCGGAAGCCGGAAGCTTGACTGCGGCATCGCCGCTCGTCCACGATGCCGGCCGAACCGGATCCGGTGCTCGAGCGAATCGCGGATCCGAGAGTGCATATGCACCGCAGAAACCATATCCACAATAACGCCGCCCGCAAACATCACTTTTTAGACATTCGCAAGTCGTTCAGCATCAACAACTTACGTCATTAACATCCTACAAACAAGGTCATAGCAAATTGAAAATTCAAACGAAAACCACCGAACCGACAGCGCCGCCCGCCGAGCTGCACACCGCCCGCCTGCCTCGGTTCCCGATCCGACCCAGTCACCCACTCAGCATGTTCACGATTGCGTCGGCGACCACGGCCCACGGTGCCAGCCGAGGCGGATGGGCAGACGCTCCAGGCCGCCCGCTCCCGCCCACGGGCGATCTCGGGTTCACTTAACTGCCCCTCTCCCGCTCGCAAAAATCTCCCGTGTCGAAGCCCCCCCCTTCTCTCTGAAACATGAACGCGAAATTCCCTCATCTTTTTCGCCCAAAAATTTCCAGAAAAACGGCCCGTGTCGAAGGCCCAACAGGGGGAGGCGAATTTTCCGCCATAAAAACAGCTTGACGAAAGCCGTTAATTTGCGGACAACCGAGCCATGCCCGAGCCAAAGCCTGAGCCTCAGACCGTGAAAGTGCCGCTGATTGCGGACCACGTTCAGCGTGCGCGCGAGTGGCGCGTGAAGGGTGGAAAGTCGCACTCGAAGGCGCACATGTCTGAGATGGGGAAAAAAGGGTGGGAAGCGCGGAAGAAGAAGATGCACAGAGGGGTGCCGTTCAACCAGATTTGGCGGTATCGGAAGTGCTTTCAGGGGACGCCAAAGGGGCTGGACAAGGGGACGTTGCCGGTGGTGCCGCCGTCGCCGACGAACCCTGAGATCAAGTGCCCGACGGAGCGGTGCAACTACTCGATGATCGCGAGCGACCGTGTGGCGAGGGTGATGCACGAGTATCGGGCGTTTCGGTTTGAGTGCCCGAGGTGCGGGAAGAAGGCGATTGTTCGCCGTGGGAAAAAAAGCACGATCGGGGCGTTTTTCGCGTGCCGAGTGGAGGCTGTGAAGGAATGAATATGCCCGCGCCCACACCTGAGACGGACGCAATGTTCACGGACAATGTGCCCGAGGACGCGCAAATCGTGGCCTTCTGCGAGCGGCTGGAGCGCGAGCGCAACGCAGCCCGCGCCGAGCGGGAGAAAATCCGCGAGTGGGCGGGGCGCTGTCAGCAGGAGATGGAGCACCAGGCGCGGATTGCGATGGATTTCAAATCCGAGCGGGACGCACTCCTTACCGAACTCGACGAAGCCGCAAAGGGGAACGCATGAGCGGACGCCCGCGATCGAGGCAGCGCGAGGAGGACGAATACGCGAACGTGGAGCCGCCGCCGGAAGTGCCCGGGCAGTCTTGGATTGACGACATGGTGCAGAAAACGCGGGAGCCGGAGCCGATGGAAACGGAACCGCTGATGCCGGGCGAGGTGGATGAGGAAGTGGAGTTGCATCCGGTGGCGGAGCCGAAGGAGCCGCGGAGCAAGTCGGCGGCGTTGCTGCGCCGGCTGCCGCCGGAGATCATGAAGTATCTCGGGGCGTTGCGTGCGTGCCCGGCGCCTGCGATGGCGCGGAAGGCGGCGGGTGTCAGTGGCGTGAAGCTGGCATATTGGCGGCGCGTGCCTGGGTTTTCGGATTTGGAGCGGGAAGCGACGAGTGACGCGAAGGACACGCTGCTCGCGTCGGCCTACAACCGGGCCGTGCACGGGGTGGTGAAGCCGGTGTTCCAACTTGGGAACCTGGTGGGCTACGAGCGGGAGTATTCGGACAAGCTCATGGAAGTTCTGCTGAAAGGGATGCGGGAGGAGTTCAAGCCGGAGCAGCCGAAGGAGGCCGGGACCACGACCAACATTGTCATCACGGATCCGGCGGCGATTGCGGACGTGGTGCGCCGGCTGAGTCCGACGAGCCAGCCAAAGCAGGCGCAGGCGATCGAGATTGAAGCGCCGAAGCCCGCGCCGTTGCCGCAGCCTCCGCCGGGGAGTGAATTTTGAAATCCGAACCATGAACCGACTCCAACCGATTGAAACAGAGGGCCAGAACCACGACGAAGCGCGGAAGCTGGGGCGATTTGTCGCCTCGGTCGAAGTCATCAACTCGAGCGTGGAGGATGCGCGCGCGGTGATGAGCGGGATCGTCGTGCTCGAGGCCGTGACGCGCGACGGCATTATTCATTACGTGGCGCTGTGCGAGCAGTTTGCCGCGTTGGAGAAGGGCGATGAGATTCCCGAGTATCGCGCGCTCATCGCGAAGCAGGACGGCAAGATCGTTTCCGTGCGCTGGGAGATGGTCGAAGCGCCGAGCACGCGCCGGCTGAATTGGGACAACTGACATGGACGCGACTCACCACGCTGAATCCGCGCCCCGGAACGAGCCAGTGCCAACAGTGGAGCTGCATGGCGTAACCGACGCAAAGCAAGGAAGCCGCGTTCTTTTCAAAGTCACGCCATCCATCGCCGGGAAAACGATCACGCTCGACATCGAGAACAGCGTTGGTGCTACGGCAGGCTTTTCAGTCACGCTGACGCGCAAGTTTCTCGACACTGAGGACCGAGCGATCCGTGCCGCGCTCGTCGCGCTCGGATGGACGCCGCCGCCGGAAAAATCCGAACCATGACCGGACTCAAAATCGCGCAGCGCATGATTCGCCTTCTGCCCGGAGTCACCGCCGGGGTCGGAACGTGTGACTGGTATGAGCCGCGCATCCGGCATGTGCATCTGAGCCCGCGCACGGCGCGCGGAGAGGACATGCGCGCCCTTGCTTGCGCCGCGCACGAGGCCGCGCACGCGGTTCAGCACGTCCGGCTTCACGGGATCAGCTTCCGCGTGTGGCAATCGTGGCCGGTGCAGTCTCCGCTTGTTCCGCTCGGGCTTTTTTCCGCGACGCTCGCGGCGGTGGCGATGAAGTGGCATCCGTGGCCGGTGGCGATCTTCGCGGCGTGCGTGGCACTCGGGCGCGTGGCCGCAGTGATGCTCATGGAGTGGGAAGCGAGCACGATCGCGCTCGGCTGGCTGAAGCTCCACGGCTTCGAGCATCCTGACTCCGCGCACTATCTACGCCGACTGTGGCGCTCCTATCTCTGGATCGCAATCGGACTCTGAACTTATGAACAAGCAAAATATGACACCCGGTGAACCCGTTCTTGAAAAACTGGAATGGGGTTGGCGACTTTCCATCACCGCGACCGATGGTGAGAACGAGCAATGGTTCGGGGTTGCGGTGCAATCAGAGCCAGATCCCGTAGAAAGGGATTACATGGATAAAATCGTCCGCGGAATGATCGAGGACTACCGAAATCACGACACGCAGTTTGTCCGCTGTCGCGGATGCAGGTGCTTGTATGAAATCCCTTGGTCTGAAACGGCAGAGAAGCCGCGTGCGGATACGCCGAAACTGCATCCAGTTCGCTGCGGACGCTGCGGAGGAGAACATGAGGCCGACTACGAACCAACCCGAGACAGGTTCCAGGCACCGCGCCCGATCTCATGACCCGGGAACTCACCATAATTACAGCACTTTAATCCCAAACATGAAAACCGTATTCACAGAAAAATCCGACGTTGAAATCGCCGAGCTTCTTTTGAACGATGAAGCGAATAACAACGCCATCTTTAACGCCGCGCTCATTCGCGAAGCACTTTCGCGGCTTTTGCTGTGTAAGGCAAGGGAGGTTAATTTGCTTCATCATGAAACGCTTGAAAGAACGAATCACGGAACTGATTGGTGTCTCGGTCGCGAGTTCCTGCACAAAGGAAAGCGGGAATGGGTAGGATTTAGCTGGACCCAGGATTCCTCATCCACACAACTCGACAAGCTCATGCAGGCCAGGGCCGCGCTACCTGAGCTTATTCAAAAATTCATCGAAGAGCATCCGTGACCCGCGAACTCATCAGCGGCAAACTTTCCATCGGCGACCGTGCCGCGTGCAATGCGCCGCGCCTTCATTCCGCCGGCAAGTCAGCGTGCATCGTGCATGGATGCAAAACGTGCCACCAGGCCAAGGCGGGGAAGCTGTCACCAACGGACAAGCGGTATCTCAGTTTCGTGGAGCAGGGCGATCTTTACCTGAACCTGATTGACGCGACGACAGCCTACTTCCAGACGCAGAGCTTCACAGCGTTCCTGCGATTCGCGCGCGACAACTGGCTCGACGATCGACCGATCACGATCCACTGCGACCAGGGCCGGAGCCGCGCGCCCATGCTGGCCGTGCTGTTCATGGCGAAGGTCTTGGAGATCATCCCGAACACGAGCCTCGACGACGCGATGGATGCTTTTGAGGCGCAGCACGGGAAGCTGGAGCCGAGCGAGGGCATCGAGACCTACCTGCGCAAGAACTGGCACGGCATCGAGTCCATGCCGGTGAACTACCGGGGGCCGAACCGCCGCAGCCAGCAATACCGGCCGCCGGACACGAGCCAGATCACGAACGACGAGGCCGTGGCGCTCATCCAGGGCAGCCCGATTGTCCACTTCGCGACGATGGTGGAGATCGAGGACAAGGATCACAACATGGTGACGCCCGTTCCGAACATCCTCCAGATGCGAATCAACGAGGCGTACGAGTGGTGCATCGAGAACGGCATCGCGCCACGGTTGCAGGCGCTCAAGCCGCGACAAAAGGGATCGAGCACGTTCTTCGGCGAGCTTTTCTATCACCATGCGCGCCGCTTTCACACCGACGGGCTGATCATCGGGGACGAAAGCAGCCGCGTGATGAAGGTGTGGCAGATTTTCACGGAATACAGCATCCGCGACAAGTTTCCGTGGGACTCGAAGTTTGCCTACGACACGAAGAAGGCGAGCTTCACCTACGCCGACGGCACGAAGGGGCTTTGGGAGTATGACACCGCCAACGACCCGAAAGCCGGCATCTCGGGCACGCGCCAGGCGATTTGGTACACTGAGGCCGCGCGCTACCCAAAGTCTGGATCGCGGACGGACGTGAAGGTGATCACTGCATCACTGGCGTCGCTCTCGAAAGGGCCGCGCTCGCTGGCCGCGATGGAGTCCACGGCGGAAGGCGCGAACGGCTTCTTCTACAACAACTGGCAGGGCGCCGTGTCGCTGGAGGACATGAAGGCCGGGAAGTTCGGTAACGGCTGGATCAAGATTTTCGCGGCGTGGTTCGAGTTCGCCGACGGCGTGCTGCCGCGCGCGCCGCACTACGAGGAGCATTTTCACACGACCTACTCCTATCGGGAGAAGCGCGGACGCCAGCTTTACGGGTGGACCGCGGAACAAATCGCGTGGAGGCGCTACACGATCGCGAGTGAGTGCGACGGGGATGAATCGATCTTCGACCAGGATTACCCGGAGAACGATCGGGACTGCTTCCTCCAGTCAGGCCGCCCGCGCTTCGACGACGACGGCGTGACGAGGCTGGAAATCATGGCCGAGCGCGAACACGACCTTGCCGAGCGCGGAATCCTCACCGGGAGCGAGGCGAACGTGATTTTCGTGCCGCAGAAGGAGGACGCATGGCTTTGGCTGAAGGAAAAACCGATCCGCGGGTGTGCCTACATCGTCGCGATCGATCCATGCCAGGGATCACAGAGCAATGGCGCGAAAAATCCAGACGCCCACGCCTGCGTGGTGCTTCGCCAACCCTACATTTGCGAGAAGAACGTGCTGCATCCGGTCGCAGTCGTCGCGGCGATCCATGTGGAGCCGAGCGGGTGTCGGTGGGACGCATCGATCGTCGCGGAGCGCACCGCAATGCTCGCCAACTATTTCGGCGGCTGTATGGTGTGCCCCGAAACTGGAAATGGGCTGGATGTGCTTGTGAAACTGCGCGACTTCGGTGCGAACATTTACCAGAGACAGAAGCAGGATCACTTTATCCCGGGCAAGCTGATGCCCACGCTCGGGTTTGAGACGAACAGTTCAACAAGGGACATGTGGGTTGGATCGATCGCGGACGCGATTCGGGAAGGGGAGTTCGAGTGCGCTTTCAAGCCGGCAGTGTCAGAGATGAGAACCTTCATCATCACAGATCGCGGCAAAGCAGAGGCGGCTCCTTCAAAACACGACGACTGGATCGCTGCCATCGGGATCGGTCTGCTGCTGATCAAATTTGCCGGAGTTTATCGGCCCGTGCCGCCGAAGTCTTTTTTCGGAGGGGACAAGAAAAGGTCGTCAATGTTTTCTTGACCGAACCGGGCGCGAAACTCATAAAGGACGGGCCGCAAACTGCGTTCAACAGCGTGCGGCCCTGACACCCAACATGAAATCACCATGCAAGATGCTTCACTCTCGATAGCGCGACAGACAGCACCGGTCAATCTTTCCGAAAAATACATTGACCGTTTCTGGTCAAGGGTTGAGAAACGCGATCCCGATTCCTGTTGGGGTTGGCTCGGCAGGCTGGATAAAGACGGGTACGGAGTATTCTACGTGAACCGAAAAAGCATGAGGGCGCACCGGATTTCATTCGTGCTGTCAAGCGGCGACGTTCCGCAAGGCACTCTTTGCTGTCACAAATGCGACAACAGAAAATGCGTCAACCCAGGGCATATTTTTACAGGAACGGATGCCGACAACATGGCGGACATGACGCGGAAGGGGAGGCGACCAATAGGCGAAACACATGGTCTGCGCATGAACCCATTGCGCGCGGCAAGGGGCTCGCGCGTCGGAGGAGCGAAGCTCACGGATGATTCTGTTCGCGAAATTCGCACCATTTACGCCGCAGGAGGAATCTCAAGCAGCCAACTTGGAGCGCGGTTCGGAGTCAGCCAAGCGAACATCGTCCTAATCGTCTTGCGCAAAACATGGAAGCACGTCGCCTGATTTTCCGCTTGACCGAATCATCCATCATGAAAACCGATCTTCTCCCCTGTCCGTTTTGCGGTAGTGAAAAAGTGAAGGTAAAGCCATACAAGGCCGTTGCGGTGGTATGCGCTTGCGGGGCTCGCGGGCCGTCGTGGAGTGGCGACGCGGGAGATTATGTAGCCTTCAGTTGGAACAACAGAAAGCCAGATGCCAGCAAGTTGAGCGCGGAGAACGGTAGATTACAGGATCAGTGCAATAAACTCGAACGCGCGAACAAGGTTCTGGTGCGTCTCATACGCGCCGCGCGAGAGCGTAAATAAAGCCCGCAACGCCAAGCGGGGTGCTTTTTCCGCTTGACCTCGCCGATCCGATGCAGGATGCGCGGAGTATGCCGCCTCCATACCACTATCCAGGCCGACGAGATCCCGAGCAGGAAGCCGAAGACAAGAGGCGCACGCGCACCTCGAATCGCGAGGCAATGGAGGGGGCCGCCCGCGCCGAGCGCGCCGCGTTCCTCGCCCATATCCGGGGCACGCCGGGAGAGTTGAGCGTGCGGAACATGATGCCGTCGTGGGACACCTACAAAAACTCGCCCGAGATGAGCGGGAACACCGCGATGACCGATTACATTTCTCGATACAACGCGAAGAACCCGCAGCGCGCCTTCAAGCCGGAAGTGTACACGCCGCAGGCAAGACAGGCCGCGCCCGCCGCGCCCGCAGTGGCTCCCGCCGCCCCGCAGAGCCGCGTGATGCAGAATGCGCCAGCGGTCGGTGTGCAGGCGGGGGCTCCGCTCGCGCCGCAATCCGAGACAGCCGCTGAGATGGAAAAGCGCACCAGCGGAGGAATGGAGGACGCGCTAAACGCGCAGGGCGCGGTGCAGGACATCGCGAAGAAGAACCTGACCCCGGATCAGATGAACGAACGCGCGAGCGCCGTCCAGCAGTCCGCATCGGGCGCGCAGCAACCCGGACCGCTCGACACGCTTCAGTCCGCGCCGGATGACACGGCGGCGCGGCAGCGTGTGCTGAACCGGGACTTTAGTGGCCCGAAGCCGGATGGTCGTCCCGACGTGGTGTACGGCTGGGCGGGCTACGGAGGAACCGGGCGGCAACTCGTCTCGGTTCCGAGGGATGAACGCAATGGTCAGGCCCACAGCGATGCGCGCAGAGAGTTCTATCGGAAGCATGAGCAGGACAGGGCCGATGCCTACGCGGGCACAATGCAGCGCGGACAGAAGCCTTCAGTCGAAGGATTAAGGGCATGGAACAAAGCGAACCCGTTCAATTCCGACATGTATGAAAGGGACGCGCGGGCGTACGCCGACGCAGCCGTGGCACCGCGCCCGGTGGCTTTCAATGCGCCTCCGACGGCACTGAATCAGGCTCAAGCCCGTGCGGCTGGAGCGCCGGTGGATGCGTACAACGCGCAGAGGATGCCGGATGGCAGCTTGGGCTACGCTCGTCCCGAAGGCTCACCCACACTCACGACTGGGCGATCCGCGTCCGTCACGATGCCAAACGGCAAAGTGGAGCGCAGGGCATTTTCAGACACGCCGCTCACGGACGCCGTGACCAACGCGAGCATCGGGCTGGATTCCCTCGGACTTGGTGGTGGCCCTGGGCTCGCGATGACCGCTGGCGCGATGGGTGCCGGGGCGACGAATACCCGAGGGGGCAGCATGATCGCGCAAGCGGTAAAGCCGCCCGGGTCAGACACCGCGGACCCGAACAGCGTCGCGTCGCAGGCGAAAGCAGCCACATCATCGGTTGCGAACACCCCGATGCCGATCACCAGCGCGGTGAAGCAGGCCGCGACAGGAGCCGCGGGCGATCTTACGTTCGCCGGACTGGATCCGAATCTGAGCGAGGACGAAAAAGCCAAAAAGCGCGGCGAGATGCTCGCGGCGAAATACAAGCCGCAACTTTAATTCACACACATGGGATTCGACGCATACGAACAGCTCGCAGTTGATCCGGGGGCGGTGGGCGATGTCGCCCGATCCATTCTCGAGACACCCTCACAGCCCGGCGAAAGCTACGCCGACACGCAATACCGCAGCGCGCAGCAGGCCGGAGCCACCGCGCGCATCCAAGCGATCAAGGGCAAGCAGTGGGCCGCCCGCGGCGTGCCAAGCTACCAGGACATGCAGGGCAACACGAAGCCCGTCATGGACGACACCGGATCGCCGCTGAGCAAGCTCGATCCGAAGCACAACATCGCCTACGACTCCACCGGCTCGCCGAAGAAGATCGATTTCGACGTGGCTGGCGGATCGCCCGTGCTGAAAGATCCGTTTGAGGGGCTGGAAACCACCACCGACCCGAAGACGGGGCACCAATACAAGATCGCGCCCGGTCTCCCGTGGCGATGGGTGGGAACGGACGCGCAGACCGCGCAGAAGGCGGAATTTGCGCGGCAGGACGCAAACCTTTCCAAAGCCAGCGCCGCGCTCGGCCGCAAGCTCACGCTCACTGAATACGACGAGAAATTCCACCGTGACGCCATCAAGGACGTGCGCTCGCAGTTGAAGCAGCTCAGCGTAGCCGACACAAATTCCGTGACCGGCGATCCGCTCGACTACGACAGCCTCGTGGCCGGCATCAACAGCCAGTTCGACGACCTGAAGAAGAACGACACGACGGCGAACGCGAAGGAATACTTCGGGATGGGCGGCTACACACCGGAGGCACTGAAGGCGCAGCAGGCACTCGACCTGTCCCGCACCGCCGCACTCCGCGCCGCGGCCAAGGGCCACGCGCACGCGCAGACGCTCGACGGAATCCGGCAGCAGGCGGAAGCCGTGCGCGCGCAGCGGATGATGATCGAGCAGACGAAGCTCGATCACGAGACCGAGATTCTGAAAGCGCAGGGGATCGATATTTCGCAGCCGCGGCAGCAATACGGCGACACGCCAGAGGATTCCGCGCAGAACGAACAGATCGCGCAGTCCGCCGGAGTGCATCCCGCAACCGCGCAGGCTTACAAGCAGGCAGTGGCCGGGCAGAAGCCGTATGCCATCGAGGGAGGAAAACCGAAGCCGATCGACGGAAAGTATGAGGAGGGACTGACCGCCGCCGCGCAGGACGGGCTGATCGCCCCGCCCGCGCCAGAAGTGCTCGAAGCCGCACGCACCGCGGACGCCAAGTATCAGGAACTCATAAAGCAGGCGGGAGGGAATCAGAAGCTCAAGGCATTCATCGCGAGTGGCGTGAAGTCCTACACCGCGTTGCAGGCGGGCATGGCGGCATCCGCGCTGGTTGCGCCATTCGACCCTGAACTTGCTGCCGGCGGCGCGGCACTGGGCGGCGTCGGCGCGGTAGTGGTTCCGATGCTGGCTCACGGCGTAGCGTTCCTTGCGGGCATGTTCGGCGCAAACAAGGCGCTCGACGCACTTAGCGAGAAGGCGGCGGAATACAGCGACGACATGGCGAGCATTCAGGCCGCCATCAAGCTGCAACCCGGCGCAGCGCAGCTTGGCAACTTCGCAGGCATGGGGCCAGCGGCGATCAAGTCGGCGATGAATCTCAGCAAGGCCGCAGGCGTGGCGGCGGCGGAAGCAACCGGGGCCGGCGCATCCGGCGCAAAGGCCGCAGCGGGCTACCTCGGCAAGACCGCCGGCACTGGAGCGGTCGGCGGCGCAATCTTCGAGACGACGATCCGCCCTGGCTTCGATTGGATGGTAGATCAGATCGGCGGTGCGCTCGGTGGAGAGAAGGAGGGCGTGCAGGCTCCAACGGTTGGATCGGTGCTCGAAATGGCAGGCATCGGCGCGCTCCTTTCGGGGCTTCACCTAAAAATCAAGGACATTGGAACAGCGGAGGCGACCGACATCGTGAAGCGCGGGATGCAGGCGATGAGAGACGGAAAGTCGCTGGACCAGGTGTTGAGCCCGTCGGAGAACGATGCGTTCATGAGCATCGGCGAAAAGCTCGCGAAGATGAAGGAGAGCGGCGAGGCGCTGATCAAAGACCCGGAGAGGTTCAGCATCAACGTGCGCCAAGTGCTCACGGGCGAGGATCGCCCCGCTGGCGATTACGCAAAGGTTGCGCGCGATGCCGAGATTCGCCGCACGCCGCGGCAGAAGGAGATTCGCGACAAGGATACTTTCGAGTTCCAGAAGGACGGGCAGACCGACTGGGAAGCCATCGGGAATAAGCACGGGATCACCGCGGCGGAAGCGCAGGCGGAATACGCCCGAGCGACACAGATCGCCGGGCCGGTGCAGGCGCGCACCACGAATATCGAAGGCGTGGAGCCGATGAAGGCTGGACTACCGGAACCCGAGGCGCAGCCTCCTGCGTCCGCAACAGCGAAGCCGGTCACGCCGAATCCGAAGCCCGCAGAACCCGGCACGACGAACATCGGGGAAAAACTTGGAAGCGAACTCGACAAGGTGGAGGTCACGCCGGAGCCGCCAGCGCCCACGGAACCCGCGCCTGCGGCGGTCGCGAAGGTATCACCGGAAATCCCGAGCGACCTAGATCAGCGCATCGCGCCGGTCATGGAAGATTTCACGCAGCGCCTCGCCGACGCCGACCGCAAGATCGCGATGGCGAAAGGGCAAGGGAACAGCGACGTGATCGCCGAAGCGAAGGCGGAGAAGGATGCGATTTTCGAGGACATGAAGCAGCGTCTCGGCACGGACATTCCCGAGCAGGTGCCGCAGATCGTCCGCGACCGCCTCGAAAGCGGAACGCATGATTGGGAGGACGGGAGGGGGCTGCGGGAGAAAGAAGCCTACCGCTACGTCATTGACCAGCACGAAGGCGAGCAAGGAATGGGAGAGCCGTCGTTCTACGTGATCCGAAACTTGGATACCGGAAAGGAATCCGATCCTTACGAGAAACGAGAGGATGCAGAGGCTTTCTTGCGCGCTCATGGAAAAGGCGGAGTTGCGCCGGAAGGGTGGGTTGAACCAGAGAAACCATCGGTGCTTCCAGACGCGAAGCCTCCGCACGAAAAGATCATTGGCGAAAGCCAGTTTCATTCGGACAGGCGTGAACTTGGAAAGCCGACTACCTTTAAGACATGGGAGGCGTATGATAGTTGGCTGAAAACCAAGTCTGACAAGTTCCTGACGGATGCGCTGGGAACCCAGGCGAAAAATCTAATTGATCAGATTAAGCAAGAGGCTTCCGGGATGCGTATTCCGAAGAGCGATCGGTCGAATCTGGAAACCAGAATCAACATCGGTGCGGTGTTCAAGGAGGCGTTGCGTCGTGGATTGCCGGTACCTGAATCCGAGGGGCTTTCGCAATACACGGGATCAAGACCGGCGCGAAAGGAAGCGCCTAGACAAAATGCATTACCAGAACCACCCGCACCCAATGAGCCAAAGCTACCCGCAAGCGAACGCAACGACCAAAGCCAACCTGAAGGCGCAAAGCCCGCAGGTGGAGCAAGCGAAGTGGCGAAAACCGAAGAAGGCAAACCCGGCGGCGAGCCCGCTGGACAGGCTGGCGGTAAGCCCGATGCGGAAACGGTAGAGCGGCGGAAGAAGATCGTCGGCACGGTGAACGTCGCCATGCGCGGCCACGCGAAGGAGTTGAGCAATCTCGGCCACATCGCCCGCGCGCACGAGGCGGAGCTTCCCGAATCGAACAAGAGCGGAATCGCGCTCCACAATGGCAAGATCACCGTGGATGCCGAGAAGCTCGACGCGGCGACGGAGCAAATGACGCCAAAGGAGCGCGAGACCTACATCAACGCGGCAATCGGCGAGGAGGTTCTTCATAAAGGATTCATGAACTTCGTCAATGAGTCACCCGCGAACCGCGCGCGCGCGCTGAAGCTCATCGAGGACGAGCCCGCCGCGGTGGAGTATCTGCAAAAACACTACAAGGGATTCGACGCCCTTGATCCGGAACACAAAGCGGCCGAGATCGCCCGCGTGATCATGCAAGGCAAGGCCGGAGTGACCACCGAGAGCACTTGGAAATTCATCGAGGACTTGATCGCGCACATCAAGCGCATCCTCGGCAACATGACCGACGCGACGCGCAAGCTGATCGCGGACATCGAGGCGCGGATGAAGGGCGCGGAGACGGAGAAGGCAGCGAAGAAGCCGAAGGCCGAGAAACCCGCAACCCGTCCAGAGCGGCGCGATCTTAATCCTGACGAGCAGCGGAAGGTTGATGCCTTGCGCGCGGAGATCAAAAAGCTGAACCAAGGGCGTCCGGTCGCTGACGACATGGCGATGAACGACAAAGGCGCATCGCTTGCGCGTCTCGAAAAACAGATCGCAGAGAAGCAGGGTGAGATCGATGGGATTTACGACAACGCGCGCAAGGCAGAAACGCCAGAGAAACCAAAGCCCAAGAGCAACAGCGTCGGAGTGAACGAGAGGGGGCAGCAGCTTTACGAGGACGAAAACGGCGTGCGCTACCGCATCGAGGACGGCGTGAAGATTTCCGCGCCCGTGTATATCGTGCCGACTCGCGCGGGCGTGAAAGCCCAGAAGCAGACACCGGAAGGCGAATGGCGCACCGCGGAAGAAGCCGCCGCCGAGAAACCGAAACCCCCGCTCCCGAACTTAGAGTCCCAAAAGCCCGCCGTTCTTGAACCGCACGCCACATTTGCCGAACGCCGCGCGCTGTCCGAGAAGTGGCTGAATACGCTCTCGCCGGATGCGCTGCTGAAGAAGATGGCGGAATACGGCGTCCCGGCCACGCGCGCACAAAAGGTGTGGGACAAGGCACGCAACCGGAAGCCCGACGACACCAAGGACTACGCCGAGGACTTCCAGCTCGAAGCCGGAGACGATCTTTCATTCTGGGAGAAGTCCGCGAAATCCCCGCTCCCGAACCGGGGCAGCGTGCTGCCGGAGAAGAAGGCGGATGCGCCGAAGCTCTCGCCGGGCGCGCAGGCCATCAAGGACAAGCTGGGTGATCTGTTTTCAGCGGCGGCACCTGAGCCGCGTTACGACGCTCCGATCCCGCGCGAGAAGCGCGATGCACTGAACTCTCTGACGGCTGACCTGATTGACAGCCACGGCGTTGACACTCCTGAGAAGCTGGCCGCCGCGCTGACGGAACTCGGCCCGAAGGCGTTGGCGTTCTCGCAAAACATTTGGTTCAAGATGAAAAGCGAAGGGGCGCAAGGTTCGGCTGAACCAAACTGGAAATCCATCTACGCGCAGCTTGCGCCCGAACCGAAAACCGATATCGTAACACCAGATGAGCAACCAGCCACTACCCCCAAACTTGAAAGTCCTGCGGATGATAATGGCGATGGTGGAACAACGCCTGGAGGCGCAGAATCCGGGGCTGGTGGAAAAATTACAGGAGGAGGGAAAGTGGAAGGCGCAACTGGCGGAACGGGCGAAGAACCTGTTTCAGACGGAGAGGGCGCTTCTTCAGGAGGGAAGATCAAAGCAGGAAGCGAGGGAGACAGCGATGAACGAGTGGGCGACATTTCCGCCGGACGCGGAAACCTCCGACTCGAACTCAGCGACGGCATCGGCGAAGGCGGACTGACCCGGAAGTTTCGCGACAACGTATCCGCGATCAAGACGCTTCGCGCGATCGAAGCGGAACGCCGGGACGCAACGCCAGAGGAACAGAAGACGCTCGCGCGGTATGTCGGATGGGGTGGACTTGCTGAAAAGGCATTCCAGCCCGGCGGAGAGTTCTACGACGAGATGCAGGCACTCGGACTGAGCGACGACGAGATGGCGAGCGCGCGCCGCAGCACGACAAACGCGCACTTCACCGCCCCGGAGATGGTGCAGGGCATTTGGGGCGCGCTCGCCAAGATGGGATTCCAGAGCGGGCGCATCACGGAGCCTTCAATGGGCATCGGGAGCTTCTACGGCTTCATGCCGGCGGAGATCGCGCGCTACTCCAGCTTGACCGGCATCGAGATGGACAATCTCACGTCTCGGATCGCCAAGGTGCTCTATCCTGAGTCAAAAGTATGGAACCGCCCGTTCGAGAAGCACGTCATGGCGGACAACTCACAGGATGTCATCGTGAGCAATTTCCCGTTCAGTGACGCCGATCACCCGAACGATCCGCGCTACAACAAGATCAACCCGAACCTGCACGATTATTTCTTCCTGAAATCGCTCGATAAGGTGCGACCCGGCGGATTCGTGGTCGCCATCACTTCGATCGGCACGATGGACAAGATGGGATCGGCGGTGCGCGAGGTTCTTTCCGCCAAGGCGAATCTTGTCGCGGCATTCCGACTGCCGAACACGATGTTCAAGGGAAACGCAGCCACGGAAGTCACGACCGACCTGATCATCCTACAAAAACGGGGCCCCGGCGTTCCAATGGAGCACAAGGACTGGCTGAACCCTGTCCACATCACCACGAGGACCGGAGACGAGATCCGCATCAACCAGTATTTCCGAGACAACCCCTCAAATATGCTCGGGATCATGACGAGCGAAGGGAAGATGTATGGCAAGACGACCGCCGGAGAGGATGCGAAGAAAGTCGGAAGCAAGGCGCTTCTCTCGGATGGCCGAACCGTCGCCCAACTCATCGAGCAGATCAAAAAGACGCTCCCTGAAAACATCTTTGTTCCCGAAGACAAGCAGGCGGCGACCATTCGCAATGCCGACGAACTAGAATTTGACCCGAACTCTGAAAAGGACGGATCGTTCGTTCTACATAAGAACGAAGTGAAGGTGTTCCGCGGCGGCGAGGTCGAGCGCCCGAGGAAGGAGATTTCACCCACCACGAAGCGGCACACGCTGCTTTCCGGCTACATCGAGAGCGGTCACGTCGAGATTGACGACGACGGCACCGTGAAGCGCACCGGGGCGGCGTGGCCGGAATCGAAGAACCCGACCGACATCAAGCTGCGCGCCGAAATCGAGGCCGGCGACATCACGGGCGAGCAATACAAGGAGTTCCGCGAGGTCGAAGAAAAATACGAAGACCCGCTCACCGGATCGGAGCGAACCACCACCGTTGAGAGGCAGTTCAGCACGTATGCCTTCGATGGGGATTTCACCAAGGCGGACTATGAGCGGATCAAGCAGTTGATCCCGTTGAGAAAGTCGCTGAAGGCGGTTCTCCACGCCCAGGTCACGAATGCGGACGACGCCACGCTTGCGGCGATGCAAAAGGATCTGAACGTGTTTTATGATACCTACGTGAAGGAGAATGGATTCCTGCACGAAGGGAAGACGCGCGCGGCGTTTCAGGATGATCCGTTCTACCCGGCGCTGATGGCGCTCGAAGATTACGACGCCACGAACAACGAGACGACCAAGACGGACATTTTCAGCAAGCGGACGCGCCCGCGCAAGGAACCGCTCACCGGACTGACCGGGACCACTCGCGAGAACATGACAAAGATCATGGCGCAGACCGGCAAGGTGGACGTGGAGCTTCAGGCGAAGCTCTCCATGAGAGATCCCGATGAACTCGGGGACGAGATGGTGCGCGAGGGGCTTGTGTTCCGGGATGCCGTCACCGGCAACTACGTCGAGCGCGAGGAGTATCTTTCCGGCAACATCTACGAGAAGCTGCACGCCGCAGAGGAAGCGGCGAAGTCGGACGAATCATTCCGCAAGAACATCGAGGAACTGACGAAGGCGATCCCTGAACTACGCCCCGTTGAGCGGATCGGATTCTCCTTGGGTGCTGCGTGGATCGATCCGCACACCTATTCCGAGTTCGTAAAGCACATCTACCGCGACCGGGGGCAGGCTTCGGAGTTCAAATACAAGAACGGCAGATGGGAGGTCAATGTGCCCGTGCGCGGAAACGCCGAGGGATTTGGAACCGAAGACGTTTCCACCGAGGAACTGATCTCGCAGTCCATGAATCTTTCGTCCCCGACGGTTCGCAAGCGATTCGATGACGGATCATCCGTCGTGCTCGAAAAGGAAACGAAGCTGGCGCGGATGGCTCAAAACCGACTGAAACAGGAGTTCAAGAACTTCATCCTCGACAACCCGGACATCCACGAGCCGCTGGTGAAGAAATTCAACGAACTGGCGAACGCAATCCGCCCGCGCACGTACGATGCGCCCTACTCCACGCTGGAGGGGATGAATCCTGAAATCTCGCTTCGGAAGCATCAGCTCGATTTCGTTTGGCGCGCGACCGTGGACGGTAAGGCGGTGGCGGCGCACGTAGTCGGCGGGGGGAAGACGTTCGCCTTCATCGGCGCGGGCATGGAGTGGAAGCGCATGGGGCTCGCGAGCAAGCCCATGTATATCGTGCCGAACCATCTTCTGCGCAGTGGGCAGACCGCATCGGACTTCTACCGGATGTATCCGACCGCGAAGATTCTCACGGTGACGGAACGCGATTTCACGGCAAAGCGCCGACAGAGGCTCATGGCGCGGATTGCAACGGGGAATTGGGACGCCGTGCTGATCGGTCACAGCCAGATCGGATCGATCCCGGTGTCGCCGGATCTCATGGCCGCGCACATCCAGGGCGAGCTTGCGGAACTTGAGGAAGCATTGCGCGCCACGAATGACGAGGTGGATCCAAACTCCAAGCAGGGGAAGAAGCGCATCAAGGCGCTAGAGGCGTCGCTTGCGGCAAAGCGGAGCAAGATGGAGAAGCTGCTCGATCCGCGGCGCGCGGACAAGGCGCTCTACTTCGAGGAGCTTGGCGTGGATGCCATCATTATTGACGAGGCCCACGAGTTCAAGAATCTGAACTTCTGGACGAAGCTGAACAACATCGGCGGCCTCGGGAGCGCGAACACGGAGACGATCAAGACCGCGCAACTGAAGGTGAAGACCGACTACATCCTTCGGCAGAATAATGGCCGCAACCTACTGTTCGCCACTGGCACGCCGATCACCAACACGATCGCCGAGGTCTATCTGCTTCAGAAGTACATCGCGCAGGATCTCCTAGACGCCGCCGGCATCAAATACTTTGACGAGTGGGCGCAGATGTTCGCGGACGTGCGCGAGGTTGCGGAAATCTCACCCGACGGGCAGACGTTCCAGAACAAGGCGAAATTCGTCGAGTTCAAGAACATGCAGAGCCTTATCACGATGTTCCGACGGTATGTGGACATCCAGCGCCAGGAGCAACTGAACCTTCCGGTCCCGCCCCTCTTTGGCGGCAAGATTCAGAACATCGTGTTCCAGCCGACTCAGGTTGTTCAGGACTACATGGCCGAGGTCGTCGAGCGCGCGGAGGCGCTGCGCGGCGGGAAAGTGGATCCGAGGGTGGACAACTGGCTCAAGCTGAACACGGACGCCCGAAAGATCAGCACGGACCCGCGGTTGATTGACGCGAATCTGCCGGACGATCCTGAATACAAATCCTCGCGCATCGCGAAGAACACCTACGAAATCTGGAAGGCGAACGACTACCGCAAGGGCACGCAGATCGTATTTTGTGACCTGTATTCCAACAAGGTCGAGCGCGCCAGGAAGAATGCCTTCGGGGAGCCGGAGCGTTACAAGCGCGGACCGAAACGCGGGCAGCCCATCGTCGAGAAAGTTGAACTGTTCAACGTGTTCACCGACATGAAGGACAAGCTGATCCGCATGGGCGTGCCGGAGGACCAGATCGCCATCATCCACGATTACGAGAAGGATGAGGACAAGGAGGAACTGAAAAGCAACTTCAACGCCGGCAAGATTCGCGTGCTTCTCGGCACAACGATGAAGCTCGGCACCGGCATGAATCTTCAGCGGCGGATGGTCGCGGTTCACAGCATGGACGCCAATTATCGCCCTGACCAGATGACGCAGCGCGAGGGCCGCGGCATCCGGCAGGGAAACCTTTTCCACGAGGCGACTATCGGCGGCAAGAAGGCGCCGGGACGGATGCCGCAGCAACCGAGCTACGAACTCAGCAAGGACGGCGCGCTCACGACCGGGCCGGGCGGAAAATTCGGCCCTTTCAACATCATCATCACGCGCAACGCGGTAGAGCGCACGCTGGACAGCCGTATCTACCAGACGATCACGACGAAAACGAAGATCGTCGAGGATCTGCTGAACGGAGATTACAAGGGCGACACCGCTTCCGACATCAGCGACGCCGAACTGCGCGGGCAGGAAATGATTGCCGCGGCGAGCGGGAACCCGCTGGTCATGGAGCGCTTCACGCTCGAAAACGAAGTGCGCGATCTGAAGATCAGTCAGGAGGACTTTGACAGGCGACAGGCGCGAATCCGAAAGGAAATCCGCGAACTCACAAGCGGCATCGAGGAAAATGATCGCGCCATCCCGCATGTGGACGCGCTTCGGGATGCCCACCGCGCCGCCGACGCCGACATTGATCGCCGGGTCAAGGAGGGCGAGGAGGCCAAGCAAAAGGAACTTTCGGACAAGCATGTATTCGACCCGGAGACGCCTTTCGTCGTGACTCGGGACGTGAAGAAAAAGGGAAAGCAAACCGAGCTTGAGCTTGCGAAGGAAAAGATCGGAGAGGGCGAGAAGGAGGAAGTCCCGATGACGATTCTGGACATGCTCAAGGAGCCGCTGAAGAAGACGAAGAACAACCCGGACGGCGAACTCGAATTGCGCGCCTTCGGATTGAATGGGCGACTCACGCGGAAATCCGAGCGCATTGAGGCGGCGCAAAGTCTCACGGGAGAATCACGCCTCCGCCACACGTTCAGTTGGAATTACACCGGGGCCAGCGCGTCGAAGTTTGAATTTGCGACGCAATACAACGACGAGGCGCCAGAGCTTTACAAATACTCAGGAGATAGCCCGCTGCCGAAGTTCAAGGAGCAGCGCGATTACCTCATCGAGCGCGCCGCGCATCAGTGGCTTTACGACAACGCGAGGCAGACCGATGTTGAAGTGGGCGGAACTCGCTTCACGACATTGCAGGAGGCAGTCAAGGCACTTGAGCCAAAGCTGAACGCGCTGAAGAAAGGCGAATCGCTTTCGTTCAAGGAGAACGGCGTGGATGTGAGCGTGAAGGCGGAGGAAAAGAAATCGCTCACCGAGGACGAGAAGAAGAACGCCGACATGCTCGGTGTTGTTCCGATGCTCTATCACGCCAATTTCCCGGCGCTGAAGGACGTTGGTGCGCAGGCTTACAATCCGCTCGCTTCAAGTGATGCCAGCCAACTGATTTGGCACATCGCCAATTCCCTGAAGTGGATCCCGTCGTCGGAGCAGATTCAAAAGAACGTCGCCGATCAGAAGAATCAGTTGAAGATGAAGCAGGACGCAGTTCAGACGGCGTTCCCGGAGGCGGATCAACTGGACGAGAAACAGGCGCGACTCGCGGAGGTGGTGCGTCTCACATCCGGCGATCCGCACGCGCGAACCGCGGATCCGAATGACGATGACGGGCAGATTGCTGACGACGGAAGCGGCGAAACCTTCTCCGCCGCCGCGCCGGAACGCCGCGCCACCGACGCCGTGGCAGCAGGCGCGAAGGGGCGCGAGGAGACGAAGGAAGACCGCAAGGCGGCGCAGGCCGCCACGTTCGCGACGAAGCCCCCGGGTGTCGCGTCGCAGATTTGGGATGCCGTCAAGACCGCTGGCAGCGCGACGAAAAGGTGGTGGGGCGAGATGCCAGCCTACGACACGATTGACAAGGCGATCGGCCAATGGCTCGGGGCAGGGGACAGCGCACCGCTCAAGGGCACCGACATCGTGATCCCCGGCAGACAGAAGGCCGCGCACGAATCCCGCAAGCTCGTGGAGACGATCGTGAAGCAATTCCCGAACGTGCTCACACGCCAGGCGATCAGCCGCTACATGGAGGCCGACGGCGACAAGGCCACGCTGCAAAAGTGGGCGGACAAGTCGAAGCCGGAAATGAAGGCGGTGTATGAGCGCGCGCTGAACCTGAACGCCGCGGAGAAGGCGATGGCGGACACGGCCAAGACGTTCTTCAAGGAGAAGGGCGAGGAGGCGCAAAAGCTCGGGCTGCTCGGCAACCTGCTGGAGAACTACGTCACGCACTTTGTCGAGAAGGCGCCGGCCAACCAGCGCAGCGGGCTCATGGCGCGCATCCTCGGCGATCTCGCCAGCGACACGCCCGCGAGCAAACTGAAGACGAAATTTGACCACGCCATCAAGCGCGTGTTCGCGAGCATGTTCGATCTGGAACAGGAAGGGCACTCGCTGCGCGGCGGCGGCGACATCGCAGGCACGCTCGGAGCCTACGCGCAGGCGGCGAACAACACGGTCGCGGATCGGGTGTTCGTGAAGTCGCTCACCGACATCATGGCGCGCGACGGCCGCCCGATGGCAGTGCCAAGCGGAGCAATCACCAGGACGGACGGATCGGCGGACTCCCCGCTGCTCATCAAGCCGCACACGCACCCGGCGGACACTTCCGACTACCGCCCGATCTCGCACCCGGCGCTTCGCAAGTGGAAGTGGCTCGGCAAAGAAGGCGAGAAGGACGTTCTTGTGGAAGGCGAACTACTCATCCACCCCGACCTCTACAAGCGGCTGAAAAACACGCTCGGCACCTCGGCGCTGAACAACGTGCCGATCATCAAGGCCGTCGGCGAGTTTCAGGCCATCGTGAAGCAGCTCATGCTTTCGTTCTCGCCGTTCCATTTCGTGCAGGAGGGCACGCACGCCATCGGCCACAAGGTCAACCCCTTCAAAGTGACGGAGATCGACATGGACGATCCGGCGACACGCGAACTAGTGAACGCCGGGCTCATGCTCGCGAACTGGAACGCCAAGGCGGAATTTGGCGAGGGACTGACGGCGAGCGGCATGGAAAAGCTGCTCTCTCACATCGGACTCGGGAAGCTCGGGAAGCTGAACGACACGATGAGCGCGTTCCTTTTCGAGAAGTACATCCCCGGTCTGAAAATCGCGATGGCGAAGGAGGCGATGGTGCGCAACATGGAGCGGTTCAAGAAGGATCTGGCCTCCGGCAAGATGACGCGCGAACAGGTCGCACAGAAGACCGCGCAGCAGGCCAACGACGCATTCGGCGAACAGAACAACCTCTACGCGGGCAACAACCCGACGCGCCTGCACTTCGAGCGCCTGCTTTTCCTCGCCCCGGACTTCCTGAAGTCGCGCGCCAAGTTCTTCGCCGATGCGTTCCGCAAGCACGGCAAGGAGCAACGCAACGCGCTCATCCTGCTCGCCGTCGTCCTCGCAGTGACCGCGAAGCTCCTTGAGCGGATGCTGACCGGCAAGAACGATTGGGAGAAGCCTTTCAGCGTGGTGACAGAGGGCCGCGAATACGAGCTGCGCAGCGTCCCCGGCGACGTGATCGCGCTGCTCAAGAACAGGCGGCAGTTCGTCATGGGGCGTATTTCCCCGCTCATCAGCCGCACCGCGCTCGAAGCGGCCACCGGGCGCGACTGGCGCGGCCAGCAGCGTTCCGGCGCGCAGCAGGTGAAGGATCTCGCCATGACGCCGCTCCCGCTTGCCCTGCGTGGCGTGATCGACCCGGAGGCACCGGACATCTCCGCGGCGGAGTCGCTGATCAGTTCCTCGGGACTGCGCACAATCCGGCACAGCGAAATCACCAAGGCCCGCAAGCTCGGGCGCGAGTGGCAGAAGGCCAACGGAAGCGAGCATGTGGACGAAGTGCATCCGCCGTCGAAATACGTCGGGATCAAGAACGCGCTCGAAGACGGCGACAGCGCGCGGGCGATGAAGGAATACGGGAAGCTGCTCGCCACGATGCCGAAGGATAAGGCGGACACCGGATTCCGCTCGTCGCTCATGAAGCCGTTCAGCGGGAGTCTCGCAAACGAGAAGGCGTTCGTCGCCTCACTCGATGCCGACGACCGCGCCACGTATCAGGCGGCGATGACGAAGCGCGGACGGATGCTGGCAGCCTTCACGCGCATGTCCGCGACGACGCGCGCGCCGGCCAATGCGCCGCGGGCCGCAGCGAAGGCCGCGCCGATCGGGAGCCGCAATCTCACGGTGAAGGAGTTCTTCAGGTAGGATTTTCCGCTTGCCAACGCGCGGGGAACATCCGAATCATGACCGCAGTTCTTTGAGTTGCGCGGGGAACCGGGGCAACACCTCGAAAGGGTGCCGGGTCCAGCCTAAGCGGTCCGCAAAACCGCGAAGCGGGTAGCAGCCGCCCGCGCATCTCAGAGAACAAATCGCAGGATGGCGCAGTCCGGTAGCGCGCTTGGCTCATACCCAAGAGGACGCGGGTTCAAATCCCGCTCCTGCAACCAATTTCGGCTTGACTCCGCGAAACCGATGCAGGACGCGGCGGACACTCATGGAACTTCCCAAGCCACAGCCCGCGTTTGACGGGAACGATTTCACCGTTCTACCCCCGGCCCCGGCGCCGACGCGGTTCAAGACGAACCTGCAACTCACGCCCGACCAACGCGAGGAACTGAAACACCGATGCCTGACGCGGATCACGGAGCTTCAGCGCGAGATGGGACTGAGCGGCGAGGGCGCGGTGGACGGCGGATCGTGGATGGACCGGCGCAAGCGGTATCAGGATCTCTTTGACAACGACAACTCCTGGCGCGCGGCGATGTATGGCGGCGTCTTCGACAAGAGCAACCTGACGCTCGGCACGGCACAGCGGTTCGTGCGCGAGATGCACAGCAAGGCCGCGGACGATCTTCTCGGCACGCGCCCATTTTTCGCCGCGGTGAAATATCAGAACGTGGGCGACGACCAGACAGCGCGCGCGGTGGAGGAACTGGTGCAGCAGCGCGTGGACCAGAGCGACGTGCAGACGGAACTTCGATCCGCCCTTCGCAGCGCACTCATCCGCAACGAGTGCGTGGTGAAGATCCGCTGGATCAAGCGCAGCACGCCCTACGTCGGCCCCGCAGTGGTGCTCGTGGACGCGAACGGCGAGCCGATCAAGACACCGAACGGCCTCATGGTCTATGAGAACGACGACTTTCTGCCCGACCCGAACGTAGAGGAGCAGGCGCGACTGGAGAAAGATCCGCTGTTCGTGATGCGGCAGGGAGAGTTTCAATACAAGCAGTTCGACCGGCTCCCGCAGGAGTTGATCCAATTTGAGGGCGTCGAGTGCCGTGAAGTGGACTACCGATCATTCCTCTGCCCGCTCCGGTGCCCGGACATTCACGAGGCGGACGCGGTGTTCCAGCTTTACGACGACACGCCGCAGCGCATCAAGGAGACCTACGGCGAATACGAGGGCTTCGACGAGTATTGGGCCGGCAGCGTGACGGACGAGGGCAGCGGCGAGATGCGCGCGAAGGAGACGCACGGCGAACAGCGCGATACCGTCGTGAGCCGCCTGAACATCTTCCGGCGCATGGCCGAGTGCTACGTGCGCTTCGATGCCGACGGCGACGGATTCGAGGAGGAGATTTTCTGCGTGCTGGACCGGAGCTGTGAAGACCTCGTGTATTACGAATACCTCGCGAACGTGATGCACAAGCGCCCGTTTGAAGCGATCCCCGGCGTCGCGCGCGTTCCGAACCGCTGGTATGGCGAGGGCGTGATCCAGGCGGTGATCGATCAGGACACCTACATTGACGCGCAGTTTAACCGCTTCAACATCAAGGACAGCAAGGAGAACAGCGTCACGTTCCGAGACCCGATGGCGGTGCGCGAGTGGAAGAACGGCGCGCAGGTGGAATTTGGCGGCGACAAGATTTACGACGTGGAGCCGGGCTACGACAAGGATCACCGCCCGCCGATGTGGAACGTGAACCTCACGGAGAAATCCGAGATCGGGCTGGAACTGCTCACGATGGCGCAGCAGCAGCTCAACCTGATGTTCGGCGTGATCGGCGCGAAGGACGCCAGCGCGAGCGACCTGAATAGCAGCCGGACGGCGACGGGCATCCTGAACATCGAGCGCACGAGCAACCTGCTCATCAAGAACAGCGAGATCCAGCACCAGAAGGCGATCATCGGGATCATGGGCCAGGTGGTGACAATCGTGCTGGAGAACATCCGCGACACCGAGCTTCTGCTTTCCAAGGACGGCAAGATGCTGCTCACGATCAACCGCGAGGAGGCGCGCACCATCGAGCGGGAAATCCGACTCCTGCTCACGCGCTCGCGTTCGTCCGAGATGCTTTCCACAAACCAGCAGGCGCTCGCAGTGGCGGAGAAATACCACATGACGCGCGCGCAGATGCCGGAAGTGGCGCGCACGCTGCGTCCGCTATTCCTCTCGCAACTCAAGGCGCTCGAAGTGGCCGATCCCGATGAGCTTTGCCCGAACATCTCCGACGAGGAGATCAAGGTGTGGCAGGAAAAGAGCCAGCAGTCCGCACAGGCGCAACTCCGCCGCGAGACGCGCGAAGCCATCGCCTACAAGGACTGCCCGCCGAGCGTGCAAGCGCAGTGGGAAACGGAGATGGGATTCCAGCCCGCGAGCCCCGAGGAGCGAGCGCAGAAGGCCAAGCAGGACTTCACGCTCAAAAATCCCGAGTTTGTCATGCCGGCGGTTCCGCAGCCCGGCGCGCACGGCGCGGAAGAAGCCGGCGAAACCGAAACCGGAGCACCCGCGCAGTGAGCCCCGCCCAGGCGCACAACCACAAAATCGCCGCCGAAGGGCTCGGTCGCATCACCCGCCTGATCGCGCAACCGGACTTCATCTGGTTCCTGCGCGAAGCGGCCGGAAAGGAACTCACGAGGCTCGACAATCTCATCCATGACCGCAAAGAATCGAAGGAAGATCGCGAGGCCGCACTGTCCGAATGGCTCGCCGTGAAGCGGCTCGCCGAGTGGCCGGAAACCTTTGCGAATGACTGCGGGAAAACCCTCGGGCACGAGCACCGAATTACGCTTGACATCACCGAACCGAAACCGGACGCAGCCCGCGCCACCGAAACCACCACCTAAAACACTCTCATGAATCAAATCGAACCTCGTACCGCTGAAACCCTCAAAACCAATCTCGGCGTCTCAAACGCGGAGCCGCCTGCGGCCACGCTCGCGCGCGGCCTCGTGGATGTGAACGGAAACATCCGACTTCAGGCTCCGAACAACGCCATCTCGCCTCGCGGCATCAACACCGGAGAGCACCCGGCGAAGGCCTCGACCGACGGCACCGATTCCACGCCGGTCATCACCGAAACCTATCTCAGTGAAATTCATGTGCCAGCAAACTGCACCATCACCGGAATTGAGCTTTTCAACGGAAGCAACGTGACAGGGAACGTGACCGTCGGACTCGCGGACGCGCTCGGAAACCCTATCGCGGCGGCTCAGTCGGCCAGCACTGCCGGCAGCGGCACGGACGCCTACCAGCGCATTCCGTTCGCTGCGCCCTATGTCGCCAGTGGTCCGGCCACCTATTTCATTCAGGTCCAGTACAGCAGCGCGACCGCGCGCTATAATACGCACGCGGTCGGCAGGCACGCCACCGGAAAGCAGACCGGACAGACCTACGGAACCCTCACGGCATTCACTCCGCCGACCACTTTCACAACGGCCATTGGGAATATCGCCGGCCCTTACTAAACCGAAATGCGAACCCTCGACCTCAACTCGATCTACGACGCGAACGGCGGTGTGTATGTGACCGGCACAAGCGCCAACACCGGTCCGTTCTCCGGCATCTTCGCCCACACCGACACCGTGATCGCGTCCCTGACGTGCGCCAAGTGGACGGGATCGCCCGCATCCGTCACCGTGAAGGCGGGGACATTCCTGATGTTCCCCGGCGGCGCGACCGCCGTGACGCTCACCAGCGGAACCTGCACCTTGATGAATCGCCCCGCCTCACAATAACCCCCGCGCCGGCTCGACCTCACCGGGCTTCACGACGTTTAGCGGAACAATACTTTTAATATGGGACTCACCTGCACGCTGACCGGAACCATTTACCGCGACGACGGCGCGGTGGCAACAGGCGCGGTGGTGAGCTTCACGCTCTGCGCGCCTCGGAACACGCACTGGACATCGAACAACCGCGTCGTCCTGCGCGCGGTTCTTTCCGCGACCACCGACGGGAGCGGGAACTTCTCGCAGGTGGTCGCCCGGAACGATGAACTCACTCCGGCCGGAACGTATTGGAAGGTGGAATGCGCCGATGCCGCGCTGCTGAAGCACATCGCAGCGAACGCGGACACGCTGAATGTGATCGACGCGCCGGATCTGGATGCCTCCGCGCAGGTGTTCAGCGGATTGGACGACCCGGATGCGGATTGGGTGGCGCACGGGCACGCGCAGACGCTCACGGCGGCGAAAAAGCTGCAAGCCGCAACGAATCTCGGACTGAACCTGTCCGCGTCGCAACTGCTCGGACAGGCTTCGAGCGGCGGCACCGGGCTTCCGGTTGCTGTCACGCTCGGCACCGGCCTGGCGATGAGCGGCACGACGCTGAATGCTACAAGCTCCGTGAGCGACGGCGACAAGGGCGATATAACAGTCAGCAACACCGGCGCGACGTGGACGATTGACAACGACACCATCACGCTCGCGAAACTGGCGCACATGTCAACGGCTCGCGTTGTGGGGCGCACAACAGCCGGGACGGGCACGCCGGAACTACTGACAATCAGCGGCACCGGCAGCGTGGCGATGACTACCTCGCCGAGCTTCACGACGCCCGCCCTCGGCACCCCGTCCGCAATCGTCCTAACGAACGCCACCGGCACGGCGAGCATTAACATCAACGGCACGGTAGGCGCGACCACGCCGGATACTGTTGCGGGGACGACAATCACCGGCACCAGCAGCCTCACCCTCGGCACGAACGGCGGCACCGGCGGCAGCATCGTGCTGAACGGAGCGACCAGCGGAAGCTCGACGCTATCTGTGTCGGCGACTGGCGTGCTTGCGCTTCCATCATTCACTGCTGGCAGTATCACTGTTGGCAGCGGCATAGTGAGCGCAGCTATCCTAACTGCGCAGAATCCAAGCGTCGCCACGCTTGGAATAGATATAAATCCATACAACAGCGCGACTCAGGTGACGGCTGGTCATCCGTGGATGCGTCTCGGCGGGGGTTCATCCGAACGCCTGATGATCAACGCTGGCTTGACTGGCGGTTATGTGGATATTTGCACAGACCTTGGCTCCGGTTTGATCGTGCATGACGGCACCGGGGGGCATGAGACATTCCTCACAACGCCAGCCACGGGCACACTGCGAGTCACGACGGACGGCAGCACGCTCGGCACCGTTGAAGCGGCGACCGGCACATTCACCACGCTAACGGCAAGCGCAACCACGTCCATCCTCCTCGGCACCGCAGGCAGCGCCGTGGGCAACATCGGCTTTCGCAACGCCACATCGGGCACCACGACGCTTGCGCCTGCCACGGGCGCGCTCGGCACGGGCACGGTTACGCTGCCGCTGACGGGCACGCTGGCGACGCTGGAGGGGGCGAACGCGTTCACGGCGGAGAACATCAACAGCAAGAGCGGCGCGGCATCGGTAACTGCGATGAAGTTCACGGGCGTTCCGTTCGCGGGCACCGGCACGACCAGCTTCCCGCTCGTCTATATCAACGACGCGAACGCGACGGCGAGCACGACGCTGAACACTGCTGGCACCTACTTCGGCGTGAATGGCGACGGCACGCAGGACTTGATGAATCTGCTGGTCGATGGTGTCAGTAAATGTCGTGTGAAAAGCACCGGAGAAACACTCCTCGGCGGAACGACGGTAGTTATTGGTGGGGGGCTGAATGTGTCAGGCGGTGGAATGTGGGCGAATGGGCCTGTGTATGCGGAAGGGTTTATCGGCAGCCGACACAACGGCGGAATCCAAATCGCAGCGGAAGGGATTGTTACAATGCGAAATTTAGCTTACACGGATGTTGCGTCCCAGCTAAACTTTGGGAATTTGAGTTCTGCCTCATACCCTGCATGGAGAAGGGAAGCGTCTTCAACGACGCTCAAAGCGCGCCTCTCTGACAATAGCGCAGACTGCCCAATCACCGCGAGCAATATGACCGCCAGCGGCACCCTCGCCGTGACCGGCGCGACGACGCTCACGGGCAACCTGACCAGCAACGGAGCGTATATCTCGACTCCGCAGGCGCTCAGTGGCAACGGCGCGGTGGCAGCGGTCAGCCTGACAACAGAGGTGACGACAATCGCAAACACAGGAACTGCCAACACGACGACGACGCTGGCAGCGGGAACGAACGGGCAGAGAAAAGTCATCTCATTTATCACAGACGGCGGCTTCGATGCGGTAATCACCGTGACAAATCCGGCATGGGGCGGTGCCGGAACAATCACCATGAATGACGCTCTCGACAATATTGAAATGCGCTACCTGAATAGCGTTTGGCAGGTATTCATTAACAACGGCTGCACCCTCGCTTAACCAACAACCCACAAACCCATGAAATCACTATTCGACATCCAAACTGAATCCGGCCAACTCTGGCTCGACATCACCGCTCACTTTGAAGCCATTCGCAAAGAAGGCGCGGACGCACTCGCGGCGGCGCAGGCCACGGCGAAAGACGCCGCTGACAAAGCAGCCGCCGAACTCGCCGACGCCAACGCAGCGCGCGACAAGGCCGTTACCGAACTCGCCGCAATGACCGCGCAAGACCAGCGCCACGCCACGGCATTGCTCGCCGCGCTGGACTGGACGGCGATTGACGCGGAATACGCCGACCTGCAATCCAAGCTCGCAGCCAACAGCGCGAAATACGACGCCGCACGCGCGACGCTGGCAACGCTAGCCGCCGCGATCAATGCGCCGTTTGCCGAGCGCGAGGCTGCTGCCAAAGCTGCGC